GAATAACGGTGTTTTAAAACCTCAAGAAATTGAAGAAATGGAGACAGAAATTAAAAATGCTCCCAGAAAAGTCGCTTATGAGACTTCTGTAAGAGAATTTAAAAATTTCCTCTCGTTAATTAAATCTCGAAATTAATAGGGAGTCAATTATGACAGATGAAATCAGAAATGATGAGGTCGAGACTTCTACTGATGAAGTAGTTAACGAAATCGTGGAAGAAACTCTCGAAGAAGCGGAAGCAATGTCAAGTGTAAAGGCAAAAGGTAGTGCTAAGGACGCCAGTCCAGTAAGCGAACCTGAGTCTATTGCATCTGTAGATAAAGCGGCCGATGCGGTAAAACCTAAGCAGGCACCTGCACCGAAAACAAAAGCAGGTATGATTAGTGCGATGACTGACAAAATGTTGAAAATGTCTAAATCAGACATGGAAAGCATGTATGCTAGTTATCATAAAATGAAAAAGGAAGAAGTAGAAGAAATGGAAGGTGAAGCAATTGTTGAATCACCAGAAGTTGACACTATGGGAGAACTTAATGCACTAGTCGAATCCGAAGCAACTCTAAGTGATGAGTTCAAGGAAAAAACTGCAGTAATATTTGAAGCGGCAGTAAAATCTAAACTATCAGAAGAAATTGATAGATTAGAATCTCAATACAAAGAAGAGTTAGAAGAAGAATTGTCTTCAACTAAATCTGAAATGGTTGAGAAAGTCGATTCATACCTTAACTATGTAGTTGAAAATTGGATGAAGGAAAATGAACTTCAAGTCGAAAACGGTCTTAGAACTGAAATCGCCGAAGGGTTTATGTCTAAGTTGAAAGATTTATTTAGTGAATCTTACATCGAAGTCCCTGAGTCTAAAGTTGACCTAGTTGACGAACTTGCTGAACAAGTAGAAGAACTTGAGTCTAAACTCAATGAAACTACTCAGAAAGTTATCGACCAAAGTGGTGAGTTAGAAGAAATGAAGAAAGAGGAAATTATCAGAGAATCTTCTTCTGACCTTGCTGACACACAAGTTGAGAAGTTAAAAACTTTAGTAAACGACCTTGACTTTGAAGATGCAGAGAAATTTGCAGAAAAAGTTAAAACTGTTAAAGAAGCACACTTCTCTAACGAACAAAGTGGTAGTGACGAAATTATATCCGAAGAAACTGAAGGAGAAAGTGACGAGTTAATCGAAACTAGTTCTTCAATGGATAGATACGTTTCTACTTTAAGAAAAACTCAATCTAAAAATTAATTTAGATTAAACATAGGAAATAACAATGGAAGTACAATCTTACGACCAATTGATTGAAAAATGGAAACCAGTATTAGACGAAGAGTCTGCTGGTGAAATTAAAGACAATCACAGACGTTCCGTAACTGCCGCACTTTTGGAAAACCAAGAGAAAGCAATTGCAGAGCAAAACGAGACTATGTTATTTGAGGCCGCACCTGCTAACAATACTTCAAGTGTGTCCAATTTTGACCCAGTCTTAATCTCATTAGTTAGACGTGCTATGCCTAACTTAATCGCATACGATGTATGTGGTGTTCAACCAATGAATGGACCAACTGGTTTAATCTTTGCTATGAAGGCAAGATATCAAGGTGGTTCAACTTCTAACAGAGAAGCATTGTTCAACGAAGCAGAAACTAGATTCTCAGGTGATTCATCTGGAACTCATGATTCTGACAACGTTTCAGGTTACAATGGTATTGACTCAGACAACGACAGATTAACATCTCTCGCCGCTTCTGGTATGCCTACTGTTGACGCCGAAGAACTTGGTGCATCTACTGGTAGTACCTTCAATGAAATGGGTTTCACAATTGAGAAATCAACTGTAACTGCTGTTTCAAGGGCGCTAAAAGCAGAATACACTTTAGAACTTGCTCAAGACCTTAAAGCAATTCACGGTCTAGATGCTGAAACAGAACTTGCTAACATCTTATCTACTGAAATCTTAGCAGAAATCAATAGAGAAGTTATCAGAACTATTAACTCACAAGCAAAAGACGGTGCCCAACAAGCAAACGTTACTGTTAACGGTGTGTTTAACATGTCTTCTGATGCTGATGGACGTTGGAGTGCTGAGAAGTTCAAAGGTTTAGGTGTTCAAATAGACAGAGAATGTAATCAGATAGCGAAAGACTCAAGAAGAGGAAAAGGTAATATCCTAATCTGTTCTTCTGACGTTGCAACTGCATTAGCGGCCGCTGGAACTTTGGATTACTCTCCAGGTATATCTAACAACTTAAACGTTGACGATACTGGTAATACTTTTGCTGGTCTTCTTAACGGAAGAATCAAAGTATACATCGACCCATACGCAAACACTGACTACTGTACAGTAGGTTATAAAGGTACTAACCCTTATGATGCTGGTGTTTTCTACTGCCCATACGTACCATTGCAAATGGTTAAAGCAGTTGGGGAAGATACTTTCCAACCTAGAATTGGTTTTAAAACAAGATACGGAATGGCGTCAAACCCATTTGTAGGTTCTACACCTGCTAACGGTCTTGCTAGTGTTAAAACTAACTTCTACTACAGAATATTCAAGGTAACTAATATCTTAACATAATCTGTAAAGGTTAAAGACCAAAAGGGGCACTCTTCGGGGTGCCCTTTTTATATACAAAAAAGGAGTGTCACCACTCCTTCTTCGCCTCGTATTGGGTCAATTCTCATTACTACTCACTACCATCGAGATTTGGCGCCTTGCAATTCCATGCTCATCAAGGTGCAGATACTTCGTCTTTCGGGTAAATTCCCCAACCTCTTTCAAAGTTGTTCACATTCTTTTACGGCCGTCAAACTGTGATTCTACGTGATTAACTCATAGTCATTGTCTTACTTGCCTACCTTTTTGTATTCTCTAGATAATCAATCTATTGTTTCCATAGGGGTCACAAACCATGTATCTATACTCGCATCTACTTTCCCACGTTTTACCGCTTCGTCATTAATGAATTGGCCCTCGGCGCAAAACATTAACTTACATTGTTTATTGAGTCGCAAAACTCTCACCAACTAGGTTCAGGTCACAAGTCGACCGTGTATGATAGGTCTCTTCTTCAAGAGGACTTTCACCTCAATTGACCCTGAACTATTAACTCACACTACAAAGTTAACGTTATCGAGTGTTGTTATAATAACAAAACTAACAAGTTTTGTCAACCATTATTTATAAAATATTAAACTTATAAATAAATGTTACAGTTGTGACACACAATTGTCACACAAATGACACAATATGAAAAAACTAGACAAATTGATGAAAAGTGGTAGATTAGATAAGATATGGTCTGGTATTGATACTGAGTTGAAACCATGGGAATGGCCCACTAGTATTTACATGATACCTTCATTATTTCTTTGTAGTATTGTACTACTGTCATTGATATAAAGAAAAAGGGCAGATGTTAAGTCTGCCCTTGTTCTAGATGCTTATCTCTTAAGCGGCAATTTTACCAGTAATCCCACGATAAGTGATTTCATCACTTTTTTTCGCTTTGGATTTCTTAGCATTGCTCTTTAGAGTTTTAGCATCATATTTGATACCTCTGTAACAATACATAGTATTTCCTCCAGTTTTCATTTCGATTTCGTACATACGATATAAATCGTACACCCTTCTCCATGCGTTCCTTCGGTTAACTTTCGGTCTCGTTCAGCACTGGAATATATTGACCCAAAAGTGCTTACTTGCTTACCTTTCTTTATGAAAAAGAAAGAGGTTGTCAGGTTTTCCTACTTCCGTCTTAGTGGTCAATAACACTAAGATGAACGTGTATATTTCTATACATTAGTATTTATATAAAATACAATCTCTACATTTAAGGGAAGATAGTCTACAATAGTTTCAATATCTTCCCTTATAGAGGTAATGTGACCTTTCTCATATTCACACGGGTGTTCAGTAACCAACTCTATTCTGATTTCATTTTAGTCGAATAGTGACTATATGTTAGATAATTAAAGACTATCTAATGCCTCTATTTCCCCTAAGGAAAGTATTCTTAAACTCTTCGTTTGCTCTTTTTTGTCTACGTATTGCTTTATCTTTTAGCAATCTACGTTTCTCTCTACGAGTGACAAAAAATTCTTTTTTCTTTAAGTCTTCAATAACACCAGCAGTTTTAACTTTCTTTTTAAATCTTCTGAGTGCTTGGTCGACATTGCCATCACGAACATATACAGTTAGACCAGTATCTTTTGGCCCATCGTATCTTCGTTTCTTCGGTCTCTGTGGACGTCTGTTATAGTTATTTTTTCTCATTGTTTAGTATTATACTTAACTAAACAAAAAATGTCAAGAACTATTTTGTTGTGTATGGTCCATAAGTAGCAGATTTCTTTTTACTATATCTGATATCTGCCCAAACCCACTCTGAAGGAGTTACTTTGACTTTTTCAAAAGTTCTGTATCTCTTATCAAACTTTTTGATAGGAGTAGCAAAACGTCTTGCTCTAGTCTCACCTTCTCTAATAAAAGCAACTAAGTAACCTTTATCATCTACAATGTAAGTGTTATTAGGAGTTTCGTATTCACCCCAATCTGTAGTTTCTTTTAGAAATGTAAGATTATTCATATTGTTATAATAACAAGTTCAACAAGAATTGTCAAGTAAAATATTTTTTAAAAAATGGTTGACAATTGTTGCCGAACCTATTATAATACTTGTATTGAAAATAAGAAAGAGAGGTAAGATTCAGAATAAAATAACGGCGTAAAGTCAAAGGTCGACAGACGTTCACCCCCGGTGAGGTAGATTTTGAAGTGGTAGCACCCTTCCCTTGACCGGGGTTTTTTTATAAATAACATTGGTCTCTTAGTTTAATGGTAGAACTTGTCTCTGTCTAAGACGAAGTAGGGGTTCGATTCCCCTAGAGACCGCCAGAAATCACAAGTAGAGAAGAGTCGTAGTTGGTTGGTTGTTGTGAGACTCAGAAAAGATGTTCTAGTTGTTAAAGTCAATTAAGACGTGGCATATAGTAGTGAGACTAGAGTAAACATCGAACAATGATTGCAATGAAATTCTTACGTAGTTGGGTTGGGATTTGCAGTAAAACGATACTTGTTATGGTGGAAGGCCGAAACCACCTAGATAAAAAATAGAGTGTAAGAAATCGGGCAGTCCCCGAGACATTGAACTACTATACAATCAACTACACGATTCTTATAAATAGTAGTATGGCATATAGTAGTAAAGTAGTAGACAGATTTGAATCTGTATTAAAAAATCCAGAAAAACATGCGGTGGGTAGATTTGACCCAAAAGACCCGAATGTTGCAACAGGATTAGTAGGCGCACCAGCATGTGGTGATGTCATGAAATTAGATATCAAACTTAATCCTGATACAGATGTAATTGAAGACGTTAAGTTTAAAACATATGGGTGTGGTAGTGCGATAGCATCATCAACGATGTTTGTCGAAATGCTAAAAGGTAAAACTATCGAAGAAGCAAAACTCATAAAAGATAAAGACATTGCCGAAGCATTAGAACTTCCTGCGATTAAATTGCATTGTTCTGTTCTTGCAGAAGAAGGTATTAAACGTGCAGTAGAAGATTGGGAAGAAAAGACTAAGCATAGAAAACATAATCAATCATGGGAAGACCCGAACGGTTATGGTTATTGAGTTAACAGATGGAGCGATATCTAAAGCGATTGAGAGAACGGAGACAGGCAATCGAAGTGGTATTCGTCTTGGGGTCACTGGTGGTGGGTGTGCTGGTTTTGAGTATTATATTGAATATGTTGAGTCCATTGCTGAAAGCGATACTATTTTAGATTACGGAAAGTTCAATATAGTAGTAGATGCAGTATCATTGCCATATCTAGAAGGTTCTACTTTAGATTGGGTTGTTGACGGAATCAACGAGTATTTTAAGATAATAAACCCTAAAGAAGTATCGTCATGTGGATGTGGCGTGTCAGTTCAGTTCTGAAAAACTTAGTTCGTATATATACTATAGACTAGAGACTTATCCGGGGGTTCTGTATACCTACTTTAAGAAATCTTTTAAATCTGAATCAACGTTTACTGCACGTCTCTTTCTTGTCTTCTTTTTCTCTTCTGTAACAATATCTTTCCAATATAAATCGTTTGCTCTAACACCATCGATTCTTGAACGTAGATTGTCTATAAATGCAGTAGATTCGTCTGGATTAATATCACCATCTTGTGTGTCAACTAAATCATCTATACCAACATTGGCGATGTATTTTAATTTAATGTCTTGTTGTTTCTTTTCTTTTTCGATTCTACGTAAGAATGCATACCAAGATATCTGAGTAAAATATGCAAATGCATTTGGTGTACCAGTTCTTGTTGCAGTTTTAATATCATAGTTTTTAATTGCTTTTAAACAATTTTCTACGGCGTCCATGACCATTTCTTCACGATACGTATATCTTATAAAGTTTGATTTATGTGACAACCCTTCTGCTATTTTTAAAAAACATTCTGCAATGTAGTCAGGTACGATTGGCACTTTTTTTGATTTCTGTTTTTTTGCCTTCTCTGCTTTCTCACAATAATCTACTACTGCTAACGAAAACTCTTTGTTGTTTACGTAATGTGGTTTTTCACTCGCTTTTGTCATTTTCATTTCTCCATATTATACTCTATGTTACATATTTAGTCAATCTTTAAATTAATGGTTGACAATTTATGTTTTGTGTGGTATAATCTTTAAAGTTCGCCGGGGCGCTGAATACTCAATGAATTGTATCTGAATCATCACCATCTTTTTTAGGAAATAATTCAATCACATTATCTTCATACTCTTCTTTCGGTATACTTTCTTTTATATTATCTAATAAATCTCCAATCAATTCTGATACAGGTTTATCTTTTGCTTTTTCATAAAAATTTTTCATTTTTGCAAATGTTTCTTTCTGTCTTTGATTATGAAGTTCTTGCATATCTAGAATAGCATCTTCCCATTGTATAATTAAATAATCTGGAGGCGTTGCCATACCGACAATATGATTTCTGTCTAACGTCATAACATCTGAAAGGTTTTCTTGATACACCATCCATGGGCGTAGTGAATAAAAAGGTATACCAGTTGTTGTTTTAGTGTAAACTAATTTGGCCGCTTTACGAATTATTATTTCGTCTTCAAACCCTTCTTCATCATGCCATTCTACCACTTCGCACAAAAGTTCTTCTCCTGTGTCTAACTTAAAATGTTTTACTTCCATAATACTATTTATCACCTTTTAAATTGATAGGAATAATTTTATATGGAAATTGTTCTTTCGCATATATCTTTATTCTTTCTCCACTATGTCTCAATGTAAAGTTTTTATGTGACTTCACATGCATATCGTCTGCTATATCATACAAAGTTGTATTACTGCCATCGTCTGATTGTCGCAAACCACGACCAATCGACTGTAATACTTTTATCTGACTCTTGCTAGGCGATGCAAAAACAATGTTGTGGAGATTCTTTATATTAATACCTGTACTAAATGTACCTAATGATGCAACAATAATCGCATTCTTTTGTGTTTCAACTATACCTCTTATTTGTTCTCTGTCTTTTGCATCTACTTCACCAGATACGTAAAAAACTTTTCGGTCTTTGTCTGCATCTTTCTTTATTATTTCGAAAAGTTCTTTACCATGTTTTTCGACAAACTGAAATAAAACTAAAGTATTGCCTTTTAAATCTAGTGTCATATTCTTAATAAAGTTATTTCGTTTTTCGTGGCGTACAATATAATCTACTTCTTCTGCATATGTCTTGCCTTTCATCATGTGGCATACGTCATTATGATATCTTAACAATAGAACGTTAATATCTAAACCAGCAAGAGTACCACGTACCTGTAAATCACGTGTTGCGATTACTTTATGAGTTAGACCAAACAATCCTTCTAATACTAATTTATTTGTTTCTGTACCGTCCAGTGTACCCGTAGTACCAAAACGATATTCTGCATTCTTACATTTGTTCATTACACCAGTTAATGATTTTGCTTTAAATAAATGCACTTCATCACCAAAGACTGCACCAAACTGTTCGAACCAATCAAACTTAAGTCGATAGATAGATTGCCACGTAGAAATGATAATACGTTTGTCAGTCACTTTATCTTTACCAGAATAAATACGATGCACTTCATTGTCAACATCAAACCCATATTCATAGAAGTCTTTATATAATTGCTCTACTAAACTTGTTGTCGGAACAATAACTAACATTTTCTTGTCGTGATTATCATAGTACCAACGTAATAAATTGTAAATAATAAATGATTTACCACTACCAGTTGGCGATAATAATAAACATCTTTTGTTTTCTATACCATGCGATATTGCATCGTACTGATAATCTCTTATTTCAAATGGCGCATCTAAACTATCAAGATACTTTATTAAAGACTTGTGTTGTATTTTATTTTTTACTTCGGGGTGTCCATACTCGTCATTATCGACAAGTTGAATTGGGTACATTCTGTCTAGAGCAAACTTCTTTATATGTGGATATAGACCGACATTTAACTCACGTGTCATTTGATTAAATAATCTTATTTTGCCATCCCAGACTCTACGTTTAAATGCTGGCATATATCTATGCCCAGGGACAAAGAATGAAAAGTATTCAGATAATTCTTTGAGTTGATGCCCTTCGGCATCTATCAACATCATCGAATGGTCTTTGAGACCAATCTCTATAGTATTTGCAGGTCGCATTATATTCCAGTTTCGAATTGTCTCCACTTAATCATGTTCGATATCGTTTGATGTCGCCATGTAAGATTGTTTACTATTTCAGTTAGTGTTTCAATAGTTGTCTGTAAATATTGCAACTTTAATTCAGAATCTTGAATCTCTTTATCAGTATCATACCAATTTTCTTTCTGACCTTTTGTTGTGATAACAAGTCCATCATATGGGTCTGCTTTCCAACCTCTTTTCTCTATATCTTCTTGTGGCATTTTACCTTCGTAATATAACCATTTTTCTTTTAACAGATTTTTCTGGTCAAACTCTGCTCTTTTTAATCTGAGTTTAGTAAGTGAAAGATACTCTAGATATTTTGAGTGCAATGCAGGTGTGATTCTAGATACTTCATCTAATTGATTTTTTGATATCTGTGAATCTTCTTTCCACTCTGCAAGTATTGATTCTAAATTTACCATAATATATTTCCTATAAACTGCCTATTATACAGTATTAGGCAGATTATGTAAAGTGTTTTTTTAGTACTTCTAGTCTATCTTCGTAGTGTGCAATCTTGTCTAGTTCTTCTTCAATAGTCACTATTAAATCACCATGTTCTGCAAGACCAACTCTTTTTTCAGTTAGCACTCTTACATTCATTTTATGTCTTTCAATGCCCGCTTCGCATTGTTTAATTAACACATCAATTATTTCACTTGTCATACTGCCTCCTTCAATGGTTTACTAAGTTCTTCCCAACTTGTTTCATAATCACTATCACCTTCTGCATAACCCATAACACCTAGTTTCTCATATTCAGGCGTAAGTTCTTCTCGTAATAGTCCTATCTTTTTAAGATTCGGCATTATTCTACTGAATAATACATCTTGAAACTGAGTTTGAAATACATGACCTTTTTCATACTCTTCTGTCTCTTCTATATTTAGACCATATTTATTCCATACTTCATATGCTTTTAATCTGTTTCTGCTGACAGTACATGCCTCTAAGGCAAACTTTGCTCTATCCATTTGTTCTTCTTCTGAAAGTGTTTGCACAAAATCAGTCAAATAATTTATACCAAAAGTAACGTGTCTTGCTTCGTCTCTTATAATATATTCTAACATTTGTTTATAAACTGGGTCATTAGTACCTTCTTTTGCCGCTTGAAAGGCCGCTAGTGCAAGACCTTCAATAATTACTTGCATACCGATAAATTTTAAATCCCATCTAGGGTCAGTAAGTATTTTATCTAGTAAACCTTTTAATGCTCTACCAACTGGCCATCTTTTTCCTAATCTTGTTTGAATATACTTATTAAATGCTTCAACGTGTCTTGCTTCATCAAAAGTTTGAGAGGCCGCATATAGTTTTGCATTAAATGTTGGCGCACATGATGTTAATTGACTTGCAACTAATAATGCGCCCTGTTCGCCATGAAGAAACTGACTTGTTCCCCAACTATCTAAATCGTTAAAAAACTCTTCACGTCTCATTCTATCCCAAGTTTTATATTGTGGGTGATTTATCCACTGAGCATCTTTATGTTCGAACTCACCATCTGGCATTGTATCATTTAATTCTGGTGACCAGTCAACATCGACTTCTACATTCCAATTAAGTTCTTTACCTAATTCATATAGTTTTTTAATACGATTATCTTGAACAGTATAATCCCAGTTATAAGAACCAGTTAAAGGTGTTTGAAAAATTTCAACAACATCTGTTGGGTCTAAGTTTGCAGGATATTCCTCTCCGTTATATTCGACTATGTTTTTTGGAGTTTGAGTTTTTATTATTTTCATATTAGGTTTGTGCGATTATCTCAAATTGACTAAATCTAAACGTAGCATCAAAAGTTAAGTACGTTACTGAACCAGTCGTAGTAACAAAGTTTATAGCACCTAAACCAGTAGGTAAACAATCTTTGTATCTAATTTTTTGAGTTGTGTTATTGTGACTCGATAATATTGCAAGAGTTATATCTGCATAAGTTGGAAATTTAGTATTTCTTTGTATAGGATTTACTTGTCCATCATTTACTAGTCGTTGTAACCAATTAAACATTTCATTATAACCAGTCATGTTTTCATCAAGTATTATTGTAAATGTAATTTCACCATGAGTTATTTTATCACCAGCAAGTGGTACAGATGTAATTCTTCTTGTAGGCAACTCGACAGGATTTAATTGAACACTCGGGTGTGCAACACCTTGACAAAAGTATTCTAAATTAGGATATTTAACTCTATCTATTAAAAGTTTAAATCCAGTTGGTTGTAGATAATTTAGATTCGTGGTTAGATTCTGGTCATCTACTTGTACTGTTGAGTTTACTGCCATACATCTATTTATATATTTTACAACCTGCAAATTAGTGGTTGACAAAAGTTGCCGAGATATATATAATACTACACAATTGTGAGGAACATTCAATGAAAATTGCTATCTTAAATGATACCCATTGCGGTATTCGTAATTCTTCTGATATATTTATGGACTATCAAGAATTATTTTATCGTGATGTATTCTTTCCCTATTTACTAGAAAACAACATTACAAGAATATTACATCTTGGTGATTACTACGATAATCGTAAAACAGTCAATTTCAAATGCTTAAATCATAATCGTAAAATATTTCTTGAGAAACTAAGAGAATATGGTATGACTATGGACATTATTCTAGGTAATCACGACACTTATTTTAAAAACACGAATGAGTTGAACTCACTAAAAGAATTACAAGGTCACTATATGAATGAAGTAAATATCATTCAAAAACCTACTGTCATGGATTATGATGGATTAAAAATAGGTCTAGTGCCATGGATTGCAGATGACAATGAAAAAGAATCACTAGAGTTTATTAACAATTGTAATGCATCTATCATTGGTGCCCACTTAGAACTAATTGGTTTTGACATGTATCGAGGTATGCCAGCACATGACGGTATGGATAGAAAATTATTTGATAGATTCGAAATGGTATTGACTGGACATTTTCATGCTAAGTCTTCTCAGGGTAACATACATTATCTAGGGGCACAAATGGAGTTCTTCTGGAATGATTGTGGCGATAAAAAATACTTTCATGTTCTTGATACTGAAACAAGAGAAATAGAAGCAATACTAAATCCAAACACTATCTTTGAAAAAATATATTATGACCACGAAAAGATAAATGACTTTCAAGATTTAAGATATCTAGATAATAAATTTGTAAAACTAATTGTAGTCAACAAAGGTGATAGTTACAAGTTTGAAAGATTTGTTGATAGAATACAAAGTCAAAAAATACATGAACTAAAAATTGCAGAAGACTTTTCTGAGTTTATTGGCACAAATGTAGATGACGGCGAAATAAACATTGACAATACTGAAACAGTAGTGTATAATTACATCGACTCAGTACAAACTGATTTAGATAAAAATAGAATTAAAAGAGAAATATCATCTTTGATGACAGAGGCACAGAATCTTGAAATACAATGAGCAAGTGGCATGGTGGTAAAGGTTCAAAACAAAGACCAACTGACAGGAAAAAATATGAAGAAAACTACGAAAGAATATTCAGGAAAAAACAGAAATCTAATTCTAGAAATGAAAGTGAGAACGATGAACGGGATTCCATTTCATGAACCCATACCAGAAAAAATAAAGAAACAATATAATTTATGATACATTTTGAGAAATTGAGGTACAAGAATTTTCTTAGTACCGGTAACAACTTTACAGAAATCGATTTTGAAAAAACACCAACTACATTAGTAGTCGGACAAAATGGTGCTGGTAAATCTACAATGTTAGATGCGATATCTTTTGGGTTGTTTGGTAAACCACATCGTAAGATATCTAAAATGCAGTTAGTTAATTCTGTCAATCAGAAAGGTACTGTAGTCGAAGTAGAATTTAGAATCGGCAAAAAACAATTTAAAATAGTTAGAACAATCAAACCAAATAAGTTTGAAGTCTGGATAGATGGTAACATGGCAAATCAAAACTCTCATGTTACAGACTATCAGGCAATGCTAGAGAAAAACATTCTCAAATTAAATCATAAATCTTTTCACCAAATTGTAGTTTTAGGGTCTTCGAGTTTTATACCTTTTATGCAGTTATCCTCACAACAACGTAGAGGTGTAATCGAAGACCTACTCGATATTAATATGTTTTCTATAATGAATCAATTGTTAAAAGAAAAGATATCAATCTTAAGAGAAAAGATTACACAAAACGAAAATGATATTAATCTAGTTGATTCAAAAATAAATGCACAGAAAAAATATCTAAGAGATATAGCAAGTGTAAATGCACAGTTTAGAAAAGAAAAAGAAGACATGATTGTTTCTACTCAAGAAGACATTAGAGTACTGAATGATAAAAATATAGAATTAACTAAACAAGTTGATATGTCATTACAACCTGCAATAGACATGCAAAGTTCTGTAATAAAAGTAAAAGAGAGGTTTGAAGAAACTGTCGCAAATATAAATGCACAATTTAAAGTTGTTAAGAAAGAACATAAATTCTTTTCTGAAAACGATGAATGTCCTACATGTAGTCAAGAAATAGACTTGAAATTAAAACGAGAAAAAATAAAGACAACTAAAAAAAGACTAGACGATTTAAAAGTAGGTTTAGATAAATCAGATACAGAAAGAGAAAACTATAAAAAATCAATACAACTATTTCAAGATACGATTGATGATTGTGCAAAATATAATTCAGAGATATCTGGTAATAATAAAACTATTGATAAATTAAATAAAGTAATTGATTCATTAAGAAATGAAATAGATTCTAAAATAGAATCAAGTGGCGATTTATCAGATGCGAATGCAGACCTAGAAGAATATAGAAAAGAGAAAGAAAAGCATCAAGACGAAAAATATAAATTGAATGAACAGTTTTCTTATCATCAAGTAAGTGGTGAACTGTTAAGAGATACTGGTATCAAATCAAAAATAATAAAACAATATTTACCTGTAATAAATAAATTGACTAATCAATATTTACAGACACTAGATTTCTTTGTTCACTTTGACTTAGACGAAAGTTTCGTAGAGACTATTCGTTCTCGTCACCGTGATGCTTTTACTTATGATTCTTTTTCAGAAGGTGAAAAACAAAGAATTGACCTGTCATTATTATTTACTTGGCGACAAATCGCTAAGATGAAAAATAGTGTAGCAACCAATCTTCTGGTACTTGATGAAACATTTGATTCATCTTTAGATATGGAAGGGGTTGACAATTTAATGAAAATACTGTATACTTTGCAGGAAGATACAAAAGTATTTGTAATATCCCATAAGGGAGAACTTGAGGATTCAATCTTTGATAGAAAGATTGAGTTTATCAAAGATAAGAACTTTAGTAAAATTAGATAGGAGTATATCATGGAACTAAGTGACCAAACGATAGGTGTATTAAGAAATTATGCAACTATCAACCCGAACATCGTTGTCGAATCGGGTAATCAAATAAAGACTATTTCTGTAGCAAGAAATGTTCTTTCATCGGCAACAATTCAAGAGTCATTCCCACAAGGGTTTGGCATATATGATTTAGGTGAATTTCTAAACGTCTTAGATTTAGTAGATGGTGCGAATCTTTCATTTGAATCTGATTATGTAACTATCGGTGACAAGACTGGTCGTTCTGCAGTAAAGTATTACTATAGCGACCCAGATATGTTAACTTCATCTGGTAAAGACGTTGTTATGCCAGAAGCAGAAGTTAATTTTACACTAGATAGTGATACACTTGCAAGAGTTCGTAAGGCCGCTGGTGTTTTAGGGCATAGTGAATTGTCTATCTCTAATACTCAGGGCGCAGTAAGATTATCAATTGCTGATATATCAAATGCAACTTCGAACTTGTTTAGCATAGATGTTGAAGGTACTTACCCTGAAGGTGTAAACTTCAACTTTATAATGAATGTGAATAATTTAAAAGTTATTGATGAAGACTTTCATGTAGCAATCTCTTCAAAATTAATTTCACAATTCACAAGTACTCAGAGTGACATAGAATATTTTATTGCACTTGAGAAATCTTCAACATACGGAGCATAAAATGGCAAAACCAGTACCTGAAAAGAAAGAAGAAGACCACTCGCAAATATACGAAGTATCAAATAGAGTTGCACGTTCAACAGTAGCAGTCATTGATACAGTAGTACAAAGAGGTGGTTTCAAAGGAGAAGAGTTGACAACTATAGGTCAACTTAGAGACCAAGCAACTCAGATTATACAATTGTGCGAACAATTTCAATCTAAGCAAGGTCTTGACAAGTCTAGTTAGACCTGTTATAATACTCTTTTTTAATTTCGAGAGTTGTAAGCACATTGCTAGGTGTCACAGTAATATTATACACAACGCTTTCTTACAACTCTCACCTTTGAACTTTATATTATGAATGATGATTTCTTATGGGTCGAGAAGTATCGACCAAAAACTGTCGAACAGACAATACTTCAAAAACAACTAAAAGATACATTTACTAAGATTGTTGAATCTGGTGAAATACCAAATATGTTATTCACTGGTACTGCAGGTCTTGGTAAGACAACTGTAGCAAAAGCAATATGCGAACAACTTCAACTTGATTACATTGTTATCAATGGGTCAGAAGAAGGTAACATAGATACACTTCGTGGTAAGATAAAACAGTTTGCATCTTCTATCTCATTACAGGGTGGTTACAAAGTAGTCATACTAGATGAAGCAGACTATTTGAATCCACAATCAACTCAACCAGCACTTCGTGGTTTCATCGAAGAGTTTTCTCAGAACTGTAGATTTATTCTCACATGTAATTTTAAGAATCGTGTGATTGAACCACTACATTCAAGATGTGGTGTTTATGAGTTTAATACTGATAAGAAAACTATGGCACAATTGTGTATGCAATTTATGAAACGTCTTGAAGATATTCTTACTCAAGAAAATATTAAATACAATAAAGATGTAATTGCAGAACTTATTAGTAAACATGCACCAGATTGGCGTAGAGTTTTAAATGAGTGTCAACGTAACTCTATTGGTGGCACAATTGATGCAGAAGTTTTAATAAGACAAGATGACAGTTTCAATGATTTATATCCTGCCTTGAAAGCAAAAGATTTCAAACGTATGCGAACATGGGTTGTAAACAATATTGATATTGACCCAGTGGCAATTATTCGTGGTGTCTATGATACTATGCACGAGAATGTCAAACCAGAAAGTATACCACAACTTGTAATTATACTTGCTGATTATCAATACAAAAATTCTTTTGTTGCTGACCATGAACTAAATATGGTAGCATGTTTGACAGAGATTATGGCAAATGTTGAGTTTAAGTAAACTTGAAATAACACACAAAGACTTGATTATAAATCATATTCAAGAAAATGGCCATCGTGACCAAACAAGAACAAACATAAATATCACTAGAATACTTGGTGGTAAAATATGGCAACCAGTATATGATTCGGAAAATTACAATAAAGAAATACCACTTTCTTGGACTATAACGACAAATGAAATTGAAAATCATGTTAAAATGAAAGTTATAAAAATGTGGGCAACTGAGTATTCTGGTGGTCAAGGTTGTAAGTTTCATACTCATAGAAATGAACGTGCTGATATGACTGCAGTATATTATTTAAAAGTTGGCGATGAATCAGGCAGTTTAGTTTTTCCAGATGAAGGTATAACAATAGAACCTAGAGAGAATTATTTTGTATTATTTGATACTAATTTAGTTCATGGCGTTGAACCATCATTAGATGGTAGAATATGTTTATCAATGAATTTTAAAAATAATGAATCCATTTAAATATTTAAACGAAATCAACTATGGTAAAAGAAATATCATGGTAGATGAAGAGACAGAAAAAGCATATGCACCTTTTATAATTAATAGGTCATTGTCTTACTTTCCTGATACTGTCGCACTTGCTAACGAAATGAATAGATATGGCCACTTAGAATCACGTCTACAATTCGCATTTCTTATAAATACTATTAGAAAGAGAAAACGATTTAGTAAATGGATTAAACCAGAAATCGAAAATGATGTTGAAGTGGTGAAAGAATACTATGGATATAGCAATGAAAAAGCAAGACAAGTTATTCAACTACTTACACCTCAACAATTAGATGTATTAAGAAAGAAGGTGAGTAAAGGTGGAAGAAAATAATATAGTAACGTGGTCACCTGCAGATATGTTAGAAGTAACAATTGCAGAACCAGATGACTTTTTAAAAGTAAGAGAAACATTAACACGTATCGGTGTTGCATCAAGAAAAGAAAACAAATTATTTCAATCGTGTCATATATTACATAAACAAGGTAGATACTTTATAGTACACTTTAAAGAGTTGTTTATGCTAGACGGAAAGAAATCTAATTTAGAGCAATCAGATTTAGAACGTAGAAATACTATAGCAACATTGCTAAGTGATTGGGGATTAATTCAAATACAAAATACAGAACAAGTAAAAGAATGTAGTTCTCTAAAACAAATTAAAATAATACCTTTTAAAGAAAAGAATGAATGGGAACTTTGCCCAAAATATAACATCGGCAATACAAAATAATCGTGTTTTCGAAACAAGTATTGACCCTAAACTAATCAATCAAAACTGGACTACAATCGTTAACATGATTGATAGTCACCCTAACGATTTAGTTAAAAGAGAACCTAATAAAAATAGAATCATGTTAAATGATTTACATCAAAGACAATCTGTTAAACCTATTGTAAAAACAATTATTTCTTTATTGCAAGACATTTGTCCAAACAAAACAATTACAAATATTGCATTTATGGGTTTTGGTAAACATGAAAGTTATCCATTACACAGAGATAATATGGACGTTTTATTACTACAAGTAAAAGGTCGTATCAAGTTAGCAGTAGAAGAAATAGATAAAGTTATGATGCCAGGCGATATTGTTTACATACCTAGAGGTACTGACCACGAAATAACGCCATTACAATCTCGTGTAACTTATTCTTTTGGAATTGAAGGTTAACAGATGCCTGCTTGTTTTGAAGTACGAACTATCTTTACACCTCTACGAATCAATTCATTACGAATCTTTTGTTTCTTTTTATTTGGCGTAGAATCATTATTAAGTGCTGAAAACAATTCATTCTGAGGCACTTGTTTAAGATAATAATGTTTTACACTTATTTTTTTAGTTGCTCTATCAACAATTTTTTCTGTAGGTTTAAACTTTGCTGGCATTTTTTTACTCTAGGGGTTGAAATTTAGAAATTCATACACATATATATAATAGTAGTATGTGCGAATGGTTCGGCATACACATAAACTTGCTTAATATTAGGAGTTAATATGACACAAATAGAAGCATTTGGTCAATTCAGACCATTCTCGGTGGGATTCGATTCTATCTTTGATACTTTACAAAGAGTATCGGTTCCTCAATCAAACTATCCTCCATATAACATCGTCAAGAAAGGCGAAAGTTATTTTGTTGAACTTGCAGTTGCAGGTTTTCAAAAGAAGGATATCAACATCGAAGTAGAAGATTCTTCACTTAAGATATCTGTTATCGCTAAGTCAGAAGACAAATTTGCTGAAATAATACACAAAGGTATTTCAACAAAAGACTTTGTAAAAACTTTTGCACTTGCAGAGTTTGTCGAAGTAAAATCTGCTGAACTTGATGATGGTATATTATCAATTGAATTGATAAAAAATATACCTGAAGAGAAAAAACCTAAAACTATTAAAATTAAATAATAGTATTTGTGTCAAGGGGTAGAAATATCCCTTGACATTTTCTGTTCAACCTAGTATAATACACAATAACTACAGGATTATATTATGAATTTTTATACTAACGTAACTCGTTATGGCAATAGTTTGCTCTATATGGGTTACAAAGGTGGACAAAGAGTCAAGCAAAGAATTCCATTCAAACCAAAATTATACATTTCAACATCTAAACCAAAAACTGGTTATCAAACTTTAGACAATATTTTAGTAGAACCAATTGAGTTTGATTCTATGAAAGATGCAACAGAATTTGTAAAGAGATATGAACATGTAGATGACTTTACAGTTTATGGTATGAATAATTATGTTTCACAATTTATTGCACAAAAATATCCAGAAGAAATTAAATTTAATCGTGATGATATATCTGTCACAACAATTGATATTGAATGTCAATCAGACCAAGGTTTCCCTGAACCACATTTAGCAGAATGGCCCATTACTGCAATCACAATCAAGAACAGTAAAGAAAATGTTTATCGCACATGGGGTTTTAATGAATTTAATCCAGCAGACAATGTAGTTTATATACAATGTAAAAACGAAGCGGCCCTGCTTCACAAATTTCTAGAGTATTGGAAAGATAACTATCCAGATATTGTCACTGGTTGGAATAGTATTGGTTTTGATATGGTATACATCGTCAATAGAATTAGAAAAGTTTATGGTGAAGAAGAAATTAAAAAACTATCACCCTGGGGTAATGTCAAAGAAGACAATAGAAAAGATAAGTTTACTGGTAATACTAATTATGCATATGACATTATGGGCATAACTCAACTTGACTATTTAGAATTATATAAGAAGTTTACATATGTGCAACAAGAAATGTATTCATTAAATCATATTGCACACGTAGAACTTGGTGAAGGTAAGTTATCATATGAAGACCAAGGCAGTTTGTTTTCATTATATAAAAATGATTATCAAAAGTTTATTGAATACAATATTAAAGACGTTGAATTAGTTGATAGATTCGAAGAAAAGTTAGGTCTTATTACATTAGCATTGACTATGGCATATCGTGGTGGTGTGAACTACAGAGACGTGCTAGGCACGACAATGATATGGGACACTATTATCTATCGCATACTCGAACAGAATAAAGTTGTTTGTCCACCTAAAATAGAAAAGAGTAAATCAGATTTTGTTGGCGCATATGTCAAAGAACCTCAGATTGGTGCCCATGATTGGGTAGTATCATTTGACTTGAACTCACTATATCCTAATATTATCGTTCAGAATAATATGTCACCCGAAACTGTAGTTGATGGATTAGTCGATACGTCTATTGAACATATGTTAAGAAAACAAACAGACATTGATACAACATATGCAACTACACCAAATGGTGCAAGATTTAAAAAAGATAGACAAGGTGTAATCCCATTTGTTATTCAGAAATATTATGAAGAACGTGTAGAGATTAAAAAAGAAATGTTGAAGTTACAACAAGAGTATGAGACTACACCAACAAAAGCATTATCAAATAAGATATCGCATCTGTACAATGAACAAATGGCAATTAAGATTTTAATGAACTCACTTTATGGTGCATTAGGCAATCGTTGGTTTAGATACTTTGACCAACGTGTTGCAGAATCTATCACAATGTCAGGTCAGTTAGCAATTCTTTGGGCAGAACGAACTGTCAATAAAGAAATGAATAAGTTATTAGAAACAGATGAAGAAGATTATGTCATAGCAATTGACACAGATTCACTATACATTCGTATGGGTGAACTCGTCCAGAAATTCAATCCTAAAAATCCTGTTAAGTTTCTGGACGAGATATCTAAAACTCATTTTGAAAAAGTCTTAACAGATTCATATCAAGAGTTCGCAGATTATTCTGGTGCAATGAGTAATCGTATGGAAATGGGTAGAGAAGTTATTGCAGACAAGGGTATCTGGCAGGCAAAGAAAAGATATATTCTAAATGTACATAACTCAGAAGGTGTTCAATATGCAAAACCAAAACTAAAAATTATGGGCATTGAAGCAATTAAATCTTCTACACCAGAATTAGTTCGTAACAAAATGAAAGAGTTGTTTCCTATCTTAGTTGGTAAAACTCAAGATGAAGCACAAAGTTTTGTTGCAGATTTTCGTAAAGAGTTTAGTGAAATACGCCCAGAAGATATTGCATTTCCTCGTGGTGTTCGTCATGTAAAAAAATACAAAGACAACAAAAACATTTATACCAAAGGCACACCAATACATTCTAGAGGCAGTTTGCTACATAATCATTACGTAGAAAAACACCAATTGACTAAAAGATATGAAATGATTGGTAATGGTGAAAAGATTAAATTTTGTTATCTAAAAACACCAAACCCAATTAATGAAAATGTTATTTCTTTTAAAATGAGATTACCAGAAGAGTTTAATTTGCATAAATACATTGACTATGATACAATGTTTGAAAAAACTTTTCTTGAACCGCTTGAACCAATCTTCGATGCAATTGATTGGTCGGCAGAACCAAAAGCATCGTTGGAGAGTTTCTTTGAATAGGGGTTAAGGATGACCGAATTTATTTTAATGACATTAGTATTTTTATGTATTATTTTAATGATAGGGGAGAATTCAAACCCTAGGGGTATGAACATTTTTTGGTATAAAGTTGGTGTAAAAACAAGAGAATATTGGAAAGCACTTAGAGAATATGATTCAGGTAATAATAAAGGTAACGGACCGAGGTAATTATGGCATCAGTACATGAAATGATTTATATGAAGATGACTAACGGAGAGTACATCTATGGTACTAATTTAGATATTGGTAAGTATAGTGTCAAACACAACTGCGAATGTGAACATGAGTTTGACCACGTACCACCATGTAAGTTAGAAGGTCAAGGTGGATATTCAGAAGGTTCGAAAGCATTTAAATATGTTGGCACAGAACACGACCCTATGTCTGCTTCTCATGGAGTTGCTGAACAAAAAGAAGGTGTCGATGCTTATGGTGAAAAATACTTGTATAAAACTAATGGTTGGGATTACAAGACTGGTGAATTAATTGACGAGGAAAAATGGTAGAGTGGATTGAAGCAATATTACAAATAATAGGTATACTAACTGTAGTATATTTATTTACTATATGGGGACTCAGTGGTGGTTTCAAAAGATTTTTTACTTTCAAAAAGAAAGAAAAAGATGATGTAAATAGTGGAGCGAAGTTTGGGTAATTTTACAAAAAAACAAAAAAAGTTACAAGAAGAACACGAAAAACGAATGGCCAAATATCGCAAGATATGGAAAGAACAAGGTTGTATGCACTGGAGAGATTCTTCTGATTGACAATTATTGTTATATTATGTATAATAATAGGTGATGTATAGTTTAACAATATTCAAAAATACTTATGATAATAAGACTCATAGAACTATGAGTTTTGATTCATGGGATAAATTTGAAGAGTTGCTATACAAATTATCTAATGAACGAGGTGCAAAAGGTGGAAATAATAGTTCTGCTCTTATTAGTCCTGCTAGGTTTGACGAAGGTCGGACAAGAAGTAATAAGAGTGTTAATAAATGGGGTGCTTGGTCTTGTCTTGATGTTGATAGTTATATACTTGCTGATACATCTGGCGATGTTCTTGTGCAATTAAAAAAAGAGTTGTATGAAAAGTTTGGTGCTTATCATTATGTATGTTATAGTACTGCATCATCTACAGAAAAACGACCAAAGTTTCGTTTAGTCTTTCCTCTTACTAAAGAAGTAGATGCGAAGGACTTATCACATTTCTGGTTTGCGATGAACAAACAATTCAAAGAAATTGGTGACGAACAAACAAAAGACCTTGCCCGTATGTATTATGTTCCTGCACAATACCCAAATGCATTTAATTTTATCTTTACTAACGATGGTGTCAAACTTGACCCAGAAATGTTAATGGAGAAACATTCTTATATTGAAAACAAGGGTGTAAACTTTCTAGATAGATTACCACCAGAATTACAGAAAGCAGTTGTTGAACATCGTAAAAGCAAACTAAATAATACCAACGTCAATTGGTCTAGTTATAGAGATTGTCCTTTCTGGTCAAAGAAACTTGAAACAGAATATCGAACTATAACAGAAAGTGGTTGGTATTATAAAATGTATCAGATTATGGTCGCAACATCTGGTAATGCAGTATCGAAAGGTTACCCAATTACTGCTCAACAAGTCGCAACTCTATGCAAAGAGTTTGATGCAGAAACTGGTGGTTGGTATAAAAACAGAGATATGGTACGAGAAGCAGATAGGGCCTTAGAATATGTCTACAGAAACAGAAGTTAACTACGTGAAAATTTTAGTTACAGGTGGAGCAGGATTTATCGGCAGTCATTTGATGAATTCTTTACTAACAGAAGAATATGATTTGTATTGTGTTGGTATTGATAACTTTAATAACTATTACGACCCACAAATAAAAGAAGATAGATGTGATGCTTTTGGATTAGAAATAAGAAATTGTGATTTAAATGACTTTGAAAAACTAGATTATCTTTTTCAGGATTATGAACCAGATATTGTCGTACATTTAGCGGCACGTGCTGGAGTTCGCCAAAGTGTCGGCAACGAACACTTGTATCACAGAGATAATATAGATGGCACACAAAATTTAATTAACGTATGTAAGTTACATAACGTCACTAAAGTAATTTATGCATCAACATCATCTGTTTATAGTGGCACAAAAACATTGCCATGGACAGAAGAGATAGTTCAACCACATCAAAAGAATCCATATGCATATACTAAGTATGTAAATGAATGTCAATTTAAAATGTCTGGTTTACATAATATAGGTCTAAGATTTTTTACAGTATATGGTCCATGGGGTAGACCAGATATGGCATTGTATGATATGACAAAAAATATCGTTGCTGGTAATCCTGTTAGAGCATTTAATTGGGGTCTCATGAAAAGAGACTTTACGTATATATCTGACATAATCTCTGGTATTAAATTATGTATCTTTAATCAAGATATACCTTCAAATGAAATTTTTAATATTGGTAGAGGCAGACAAGTCGACCTAATGCATTTTATAAATAGAATAGGAATTGAATTGAATAGGAAACCAGATATTATAAAAACACCACCTCACCCTGCAGACGTAATCGAAACTTGGAGTAATACATCTAAGATTGAAAAGATTGGATATCAACCAGTAGTTGATATCGAAGAAGGTGTTGCAGAGTTTGTAAGTTGGTACAAAGATTATCATGAGGTTAATTAATGAAATATAATAAAGAAGAATGGGATAATCTCGCATTTTGCATTAAGACAGAACAAATTTCACCACGTGATGTATATGCAATATTTAAAGATAATCCAGAGTTTGAAGAATGGTACAAAAAGAAAAAGTAAAAATAGGTATTGTTGGTTATGGATTTGTAGGTCAAGCAATTGACTATGCATTTACTCACGACTTAGTTGATAAGTTTTATGTTGACCCAAAATTAAATACCAACATTGACGAATTATGTAAATGGGACCCAGCATGTGTTTTCGTGTGTGCGCCAACACCAATGTCTGATAATGGAACAGTTGATGGTGCTATCGTAGAAGATGCAGTATTAAAAATAATTCAACACACAAATGCACTTGTTGTTATTAAATCAACAGTAACACCAGATATTCTGACTAGATTATATAATTCAGTACATGACGATGATAAACTTAGAATCACACACAATCCAGAGTTTTTAACAGAAAATAATGCAAAAGAACAATTTGTGACTTCTAGAATGAGAATTATTGGTGGACCAACAGAAGAATCTTGCCAAAGAATTATGTCACTCTATAATACGTTTAGTCTATGTATTAATCTTTCTTGGGTTAGTATGACACCACAAGAAGCGGCCATGGTAAAATATGGTGTGAATAGTTATCTTGGCATGAAAGTTACATTCATGAATCAAATATATGATAGTGCAAAAAAACAAAGTTTAAGTCCACAAAGAATAATCAATGGTATCTGTAACGATGATAGAATAGGTTTTGCACACTCTAGAGTTCCTGGGTATGATGGTAAACGTGGATTTGGTGGTGCATGTTTGCCAAAAGATATGAATGCAATTACTAAATTTGACGAAGACTTGACTTTGATTGCCGAGTCTGTTAAAATAAACAACAAAATGCGAGAAGAGTATGAACTCGATGAACGAGAGAAATCTAACAACATAAATTTTGAGGATAAATAATATGGCATCTATAATGGATAAGTTGAAGAAAAATTCAACACTAGGAAATACTGCGATACTTTCTGATTCTAAATTCTTTACTGAATCAGATATGGTAACTACAGACGTACCCATGATTAACGTAGCATTAAGTGGTAACTTCGATGGTGGTGTAATGCCAGGTCTTACTGTTCTTGCTGGACCAAGTAAACACTTCAAGACATCGTTTGCATTAAAAATGGCATCGTCTTATTTAAAAGAAAAGAAAGATGCAGTATTACTATTTTATGATTCAGAGTTTGGTTCACCACAATCTTACTTTGAACAATTTGATATTGACACAAAGAGAGTTTTACATACACCTATTACTAACGTAGAAGAATTAAAGTTTGACTTGATTAGACAACTAGAAGAATTAGATAGAGACGATGATGTAATCGTTGTGATTGATTCTATTGGTAACCTTGCAAGTAAAAAAGAACTTGAAGACACGTTCAATGAAAAGTCAGTCGCAGATATGTCTCGTGCAAAATCATTGAAAGGTTTATTTAGAATGACAACACCTTATTTAAAAATGAAAAACATACCGCTTCTTGCAGTAAATCATACTTATAAAGAAATTGGTCTGTTCCCTAAAGACGTTGTTGGTGGTGGTACTGGTATCTATTATTCTGCAGACAACATCTGGATTATAGGTAGAAGACAACAAAAAACTGGCACAGAAGTTACTGGTTATGAATTTGTTATCAACATTGAAAAAAGTAGATATGTTAAAGAAAAGTCTAAGATTCCTATTTCAGTATCATGGGAAGGTGGCATAGAAGAGTTTAGTGGTCTACTCGATGTTGCACTTGCTGGTGGTTATGTAGTCAAACCTAGTAATGGTTGGTACCAAGTAGTCAATAAAGAATCTGGTGAAATGATTGGCAGTAAACTAAGAGAAAAAGATACTTTGACAGGCGAGTTCTGGAATCCTATCTTTGCAGATACAGACTTTAAAGATTTTGTTAAGAATCAATATTCTATTGGTTTGACTTCAAAAGTAGATATGGAAGAAATCGTTAGTGAATGATATCGTAGATAAACTTAGTGAAGGTATTCACTATGAAATTATTCCAAGTTCGTTAGATGAAAAGGGTTGGGACGTAAGACTGCTAGAAGAGTTTCCCGAAACTGTTATACGTTATGGTAATGTTGCATTCGATGGTAAACAAGATGCACTTACTTTTAACTATAATATAGTTAGCAGTCCTGACCCTGAGTTAGAAATAGAAGGCAACTTTGAATTCCAAGAGTACTGTGGGAGAATACTAAGTAATATTATAGAGGCATCTATTGCCGATGGGTCAATGATGGCATGGGACAAAGAGAATGAAGAAGTTCTTGCAACAAAAGAAAATTTAGAATGGGCAGAAAATGAATATAAATCTAGAACAGACGATACTTAGAAATCTTCTTACTAATGAAGAATACACACGTAGAGTATTACCATTTCTAGCACCTGATTATTTCGAAGGTGTTTACAAAGACTTATTTAAAGAAGTCGCAAAGTTTGTATCTAAGTATAATAAGATACCAACTCTTGAATCATTTAAAATTGAAGTCGATGAAGGCAACAGATTAAGTGAAGAAAACTATCGACAAGCAATTGAAATGTTGCCTAATATTTTTACTGCTGAATCTGAGAATCTAGACTGGTTAGTTGAAAGAACTGAAAAGTGGTGTCAAGACCGTTCTGTATATAATGCAGTTATGGAATCTATATCTATCATCGATGGTAAACATGCAACACTTCAAAAGAATGCAATACCCGATGTTCTATCGAAAGCACTTGGTGTTTCTTTTGATACTAATATTGGTCACGATTATCTTGAACAAGTAGATGAACGTTATGATTATTATCATGAACAAGAAGAACGTATTCCTTTTGACTTAGATAACTTTAATAAAATAACTAAAGGTGGTTTACCAAACAAAACTTTAAACATTGCTCTTGCAGGCACTGGTGTTGGTAAATCTTTATTCATGTGTCACTTAGCATCTAATATATTATCACAAGGTAGAAACGTCTTATATATTACTATGGAAATGGCAGAAGAAAAAATTGCAGAAAGAATCGATGCTAACTTATTAAATATACCAATCGACCAGATTGAGAATCTATCTAAAGATATGTTTAAAGATAAAGTATCTCAGATAACTGCAAAGACAGATGGTAAATTAATTATCAAAGAATATCCAACTGGTCAAGCAAACACTTCACACTTTCGTGCATTACTTAATGAATTAAAACTTAAGAAAAACTTTATACCAGAAATAATCTTTGTTGACTATCTAAACATTTGTGCATCAAGTAGAATGAAAATGATTGGTGGTAGTATCAACTCTTATTCTTATATCAAGAGTATTGCAGAAGAAATGCGAGGTCTTGCAGTAGAATTCAATGTCCCGATTATGAGTGCAACACAAACAAATAGAAGCGGGTTTACTAGTGACGACCCTGGGTTAGAAGATACTTCTGAGTCATTTGGTTTGCCAGCAACTGCTGACTTAATGTTTGCATTAATATCAAATGAAGAATTAAATACAATGGGTAAGATACTTGTCAAGCAACTAAAAAACAGGTATAACGACCCAACTAAATACAATAGATTCACACTAAAAATTGACAGAAGTAAAATGCGATTATCAGATGATGATAATCAAAATGTTGTGACAAATGATGATGATACACCTGTATTTGATAAGTCAACATCAGGCGAAAGAGTAAGTTCAGAAAAATTTAAAGATTTTAAATGGGAATAGTAAATAAAGTAAAAGACACATTATGGGGTGCACCAGACAAAGGTATATCTGGTGAACCAGACCCAGGAGAATTAAGTGTTGACAATGCATATAAAACTAGATGGATATGGTATCATACTATCTTGGGTATTGAATTGTTGATAGTTATATTAATACAGTTAGCAATATTAGTTGTGTTAGCAGTAAAATTATAGGAGAAAATATGGCAGATATAAAAACTGTTGTGACTACTTATGGAGAATATATAGGTGCAATTGAAGAAGGTGCAGATGTAATCAGATTAAAAAACCCTAGAATGGTTATACAATCTCAAGAAGGTTTTGGTTTTGCAAAAGGAGTTTGTGTAACTTCTGTAGAATCACCAGAAGAAATTATACTTAAGAAACCACAAGTTGTTTTAGTTGTTGATACTCATGCAGATGTTAAAAAAGCATATGAAGAAGCAACATCGGTAATAGAAAGAGTATGACAAAAGTATTAATTACTGGACATACTTCTGGTATTGGTAAAGCAATACTAGAAAATTGTCCTAGTGATTACGAAGTGCAAGGCATTTCCCGTGCAACTGGTCATGACATTGTACAAAATCTTTCAGACATTCTTGGTTTTATAAAAGAATATAAACCAGATATATTATTCAATAATGTTTGGGGAGATGGCAATCAAAATCAGATTGCTACTTGGTTTGTAGATAGATTTGAAAAAGGTATTATGATTACAACTGGTTCAATTCTTGGTTACAAATATTTAGCAGACAATATTGATAATTTTTATGACCATTTATTAAAACAACCATATATGCAGTATAACGAAAATAAAGCAAAATTATTATTAGAAGCATTTATGTGGAAATTAAGAAACAGAAATGGAAAAGATGTATACTGGACAAACTATAGTCTTGGTCTAACTAAAACAGGATTGACAAACAGAGACATACATGGTAACTTTGACCCAACAAAACACAAAGATTACCCAATGTTAGAACCAGATGATGTTGCTAAAAGAATGTGGAAAGATATAGAGAATAAATTATACTTAGAGCAGTTTGAAGTCGCACTTGAACAAAACAGAAACTGGGAAGACAAAGACAGAGTACAAGTTTTTATGGACTTAATTACAAATATAGAAATGTATGGTGCATAAATGACTGAGTATAGCGAAGCAGTAGAACGACAAAAAATATTAATTGAAGCAGAAAAGTGGGCAAAACAAATTAACCAAATACATTGTCACTCACTAACATCAATGTACTACGATACTGTAGAAACTAAAGAAGAACTAATAAAAAATGGACCTGTTACAGACACAACATATAATAGTGGTCTTATTATCAGAACAAGAAACAATAAAGAAGTTTGTAGATTTGGTATAGAAAGAACTGGTGATGATTTAATAAATTGGTATGGCAGAAGTAGTAGTTAATAATTCTTATTATAACAACAAGTTAAATAATTTAATAGATGAATTTTATTCTTTAGATTATGACAATATGGACTATGCGACAATTAGTGGTGATTTAGATAATGGCGAATACTATTGCTCTAGAGAATACTTAAATGATGTTATGTCAAGAGAACATGCTGGGTTTCCTGATGCTTATTATAATAGTTCTATAAGTAATGCATTTGAAAAAAATCCAAATAAATGGAAATTGTTTTTTGAATATTACAAATACGAATTTCCACCAGAAATTGGTGCAAAACATAATGCTTTATTAAATTACTATCCACCAGGTGGATTCATAGGTTGGCACACAAACTGGAATGCATCTGCCTATCAAATGTTATTTACGTATAGTCTTGATGGTAATGGGTATTTTAATTACTTAGACAATAAAACAAATGAAATAGTTACTATACCAGACAAGAAAGGTTGGCAATGTCGTTGGTTCTATTTTGGTGAAAAGAATGACCCAGACAATCATTGTTGGCATTCTGCATATACTTCGTGTGATAGATTTACAATGGCAGTTAAGTTTGACGATTTAAATTATTTACATGATGTAATTGAAGACTTGACAAGTAATGATGATTAATGTATAATATAGGAAAAAAAATGAAATATACAATTATTGTAACAACACTTGCATTTATAATTAGTTGCTCGTCATTACCTTTGACTAGTAAATCATGGGGAATGAAAGAGAACACTAACATATGCTTTTTTAATAACAAGGGTAATCCTATCTGTCAGAAAAAACTTAACGGAACTATCTTATGTGGTAAGACAGAAGTTGGTCAAGAGATTTGTGTAGATATGACACCCGCAACTATATACTAATGATGAAGAAAAAAATAGATTACAAATATAATGAGAATGATAATATTCTTGAATTATTAAAATATGTTAACTCGACTTACGAGCAACATTATTCTAAAAACAAGTTTCAAGCAACTGAGTTTATCATTGATGGTGGTCATGGTGAAGGTTTTTGTATCGGTAATATTATGAAATATGCACAACGATATGGAAACAAGAATGGGTACAATAGACAAGACTTATTAAAAGTTATTCACTATGCCCTAATTATGCTTCACGTTCACGACAAGACTCATTCGAAACGATAAACTCTTTCATATCAGTTATCCAATTTCGCATTCTTTGTGCCTGCTTTTCATGAAAGTTTTTGTTTTTTAAATCTTTCATAGATTGTTCAATATGAAAATCGTATAGTCTAGTTGCAAATGCAATTGCATCTTGATATGGCATACGAACTGAATTTGAAAAAGACCTCTCTACTTTTTTCATGGTGAATATATTTCTATTTTTTCTTCTTTACCTTTTACTTTAATTACATCTAACTTTTTAAATAAAAAGTCTTTACGACTATATCCATATTGACGAATAGAGTTTACAGTATCTTGACTGATAAGTATTCTGTTGTTTTTATATTTGCCTCTGGCCGCTAATGCTTCCAAACGAGCGGCGAGATTAACAGAGTCTCCGATGACGGAATAATCAAATCGGGAAACAGAACCCATGTTCCCAACGATGCAGTCACCAGTATTAATACCAATGCCGACATTGATGCTAGGAAGATTTTTTCTTTTAAATTCATCTTGTATTATCTCTAGTTCTTGTTCTATTTCTACTGCAGAAATACATGCCATTTCTGCATGATACGTATTGTCTAATGGTGCATTCCAAAATGCCATTATACAATCACCCATGTATTTATCAATTGTGCCTCCATTACTTAGTATAATATTAGACGTTCTATCTAAAAAGTTATTAACTAATTCCACTAGACCTTCAGGGTCATCATTATTTTTGTAATGTTCTGATATTGGTGTAAACCCAACTATGTCCATAAAAAAGAATGTCATGTTCTTTCTCTCACCACCAAGTTTTAGTAGACTTGGGTCTTCTGCAAGTTTATCTACCATGTCTGGTGATAGATACGTTTTGAACTGGCCTTTTATCATTTCTTTTAGTTTGTATGTCACGTAGTACTTGTTAAATGATGCATGTCCGAACACCAGAAGCGATGCCAGTGACGTATAAATTACATCGATAAGCAATAAAGCAGTAAACCAATAATATAGTCCTGTTGCGACTATACTACCAATCATAGCAAGAGATAATATGCCACTTAGATACGTAGGCAATCTATATACCATAAGTAGTATTAATAACATACTCATTGTTAAAACAAGTATCTCTAATTGTTCAAGAAAGAAATGTCTTTGTACTTGTACACCACTTACAACAGTTTGAATTAAGTTTGCTTGAACATCATGTGGGTACATCGCACCCATTGGTGTTGGCACTGGATTTACTAATCCACCAGCAGATAAACCAATGATATACATTTGTCCATCTGGCATTGGTTCACCAAAAGAGATACGTTTAAACTTATTCCAATATGCAATTTGTATGTTAGAGTTAGGTGTGGTAGACATTTTATCTAATTTACCCATTCTTACCCATTCAACACCTGCTTCTTTTACTTTCATCGCATAATTAGGTTGACGATTCCAAACACGTAAAGTTTCTAGTGCGAGAGAAGGATAGATATGACTATTTGCAATTACCATTAATGGTGCTTCACGAACTATACCATCAATACTTGGTGCGGCACTTACAACACCGACACCAACAGGATTTAATTCTTTTATAGGTGTAGAAATACCTTTATAAGTATACAACCAGTCACTAGGGTCACCTTTACCTAGTTTACCAAAACCAAGAAAAGGTTTATCGCCTTTATTTGATACGTTTGTAGGAATAGAAGATAATATAACTTCTCTTTTTGACATCGCATATGCAAGGTCATTGTCACCATCAAATCTATCGGGTTCAGTAAATCCCATGTTCATTACATACAAAGACAATGCCCCATTTGAAGTTAAAACTTTTGCATAGACATCACGTGGAAATGGAAATTGTCCAAACTTCTCTAGAGACTTTTCATCGATATCGACTAGAACAATCCCAGAGTCTACAGGAGTTTGTAGATATTGTAGTGAATCAAAATAGTTTAAACGAAACTGTTCTACTAATTTAGGGTCAACAACACGAACACCAATTAATAATACTATTGTTATAAGAACAACTTTCCAATTGTACATTGTTTATTGTTGTGTAACAGAAATGCTACAACCACCCATAGTTTGACAGTTTTGTGATAGTGAATAAGACTGAGCAGAGTTGCCTTGCTGACTTAAATTTAATGTTGTTGGACTAGAACCAGTTAAAGATATATTTGCAGTATGTGTTGCATAACCACTTTGATACCCTGTGACATTATTTCCATCATTGTACGTATATAGATTTACAGTTTTTACACCATCAGTATTTTGTCTCCAGAATACATTATTATTATCAGAGTAAAGATAAAATGTTGCTTGGTGTTCACTATAGATACCTGCAGATGAATTTCTTTGACTACCTGCAAGATTATTATTATCTCCGTGAATATCGATAGTTGCATCATGACCACCACCTTCACTTCCGTCCCATGCAAAAGTCGTATCGTTCAGAGAACTAAGAATATATCCTTGACCCCAACGAACATTGTTATCGTCACCATAAATGTGAAGACCTATGTGAGATTCTTTACAGAGTGAACCACGACCACATATTTGTGCAAAGTGTAAATTATTAAATGTTCCGTCTATATCACCACTACTTAAACTACCCCAATGCCCATAACTTACTTTGTTATTATGTCCATGCTGAATTATTTTTACTTCGTTACCTTGATGTTGCATCGAGAAGTCTACTTTATTATCTTTACCTTCTTGTTCTATAAACAACTTTGTGCCTTCGCCACTTTGAGTGATATATATTTCGTTATCTGCAAATGCATACTCACAACCTGCAATACCAAATGCAAATAGAATCCACATTGTCAAAATAGTTTTGAAACCCTGTGGTGATATTTCTTCTTTAATACGTTGTATGTAATATTTAATCATTCTTGTATTATTATGATTCTTGCTTGTGAACCATCCCCTAGAGTTATTTCACTTGGTTTTTGATTAGTATATGTTTCAATAACGGCATTAGTATATATTGCATGTGTTATTCTAATAATACCTTCTACCTCTCTGGTCATAACAATAGTTTCTTCTTCTTTGTTGATAAATGTATTATATTGACTATCTTCATCAAAACCGACTTGAGTGCCTTCAATATTAATATTACCTGTATCTGCGACTTCTCTATCAATTTCATTTATCTTATCAAGTTCTGCAGTAATATCTAATAAGTCTTGAAGAAACTCAACATCTAATAAATTAATATCTAATTCAGTATACTCTAATTCTTCTTTGTCTTCTAGTGCATCATCTTCTAAGGCATCGTATGCCAAAAAGTCAACATCTAAAATCCCTTGAGTATCGTCTTCTTTACTTTCTCTTTCTCTTTCTACTTCTTTTATTTCTTTTGGTGGATTGACAATAAACATATTGTTGATTGAATCAGGTGTAATTCCTTCAAGAATAACTGTTCTTTGTGGCATGACATCATATGACTGTAACATCATAGATTGATATGCTTCATTTAATGTAATCGTGCCACCAGCATTTGTAATAAATATTTCACCAGATGATTTACCAGTTTTATCAGGTAGTAATACTACTAGAGTTCTACCGAGTTCATCAACTGTAGTTGTAAAATCTGTACCACGAATACCTATCTGAGCAGTGGGCGTAGAGATATCGACATTTGCCTTATCAATTCTTGCACCTGTACCAGAAGTAAATCTAGCAGTACCCAATGCCATTCGCATCGTCATCTTCGACAACGATGGGTCTGGGTCATAATATACTTCGTCAATATAAATTCTTGTGTGTTCAGTCAATGCTAATTCTTCTTCATCTTTGAACTCAATTAACATTCTGCCATTACCAGTAATAGCAGTATCATTCATTTCTACATCAGGTAGACTTGTATCTGAAACAACAATCTCTTCACCAGATTGTCTTTCAAGTGCGGCACTACCCGTGTGTTCACGAATGTCACCAATAGAGTCTGCATAAACAGACCCTATTAGTATTAGATTACTCGCCAGTATCTTGCTGAATAATCGTAATTTCTGAACCGTCTGTAACAAAACTTGCATCTAATATCGCCTCTGTACTATTTAAACCTGTACCTGTTCTTTGACCAACAAATACATAGTTTTTATCACCTGTTAAATCTACAGATATTTTATTATCACTTCCATCTTCTTGAGTTGTTAATATCCAGTTGTTTGAACCAGTTATATCCCAATCCCAGATAGCATTCGAAGAGTTTATAAAAGCACCAATAGTGTTTGAAGCACCACTACCATCAACTAGTAAGTCAATGTTGGCACCATCTGCACTACCTTCTGTAATATTCCAGGCATCCCAATATGCGGCATTTGACCCATAATTACTTGTAGCATTACCACCATAAGTTCCATAACCAGTGATATTACTACCAGTGAATGTATGAGCAGAGTAAGTTCTAAAACCTGCACTATTGTTAAAAAATGCACCATCACCTAAATTATAAGGTGTGTTATAAGTTTCAGATTTATTACCCAATCTAAATGCAGTTTGGTTGTAACTGCCTTGAATATCTACATTCATATCAATGGCATCTGCACTATAGTTACTACTAGTATTACCAGATACAGTACCAATCAATTGATTGATTCTGTTATTTGAACCTACTAGATTGTAATCTATGTTTGACCCATCTGAATTGATATCACCAAATAACAAGTTATTACTACCATTAAATAACCAGTATGCATTACTGTTACCTATTTGTAGTTTCATATCGGTCGCATTAGAACCAGTGTTAGTATTTTGTCCAATCAAGTTTCCATTACCTGTTTGTTCAATAATAATTTCTACACCTTCTCCAACTTGCTCGATATATATCTCATTATCTGCAAATGCAAATGCACTTACTGTTAATAATAAAGCGAGAATTAAAGTTCTCATTCTTTCTCCTTAGTTAATGAGTGTTTATCGTTGACTCCATCTGATTGATGTGGGTGACGATGACCACTCTTCATTTGCCAATAACCTCTATCGTGGCCTTGGTAAATAAGTTCTAATACTGCAACTTCAATAGCGGAGCGAACTGCAAAAGTCACACTCTCGTTAAATCCATTACCGTCTTCAAATTCCAATAACTTTGTGTCCATATCAAAGAATCGGAATAAATCATAACCACCACCGACAGACAAAATAGTTTTTTTCGCCTGAACATTCATTAAAATTTCACCTGTTAGTGTTGAGGTTGCCCTTAGACTAACAATTACTGAATCTCTTCTATATGATGTGTTGTGTCCAATACCTAAATATCTGGCACCACGACCACCACTTTCGATGTTAGTATCATACCCGACAACACCACCATCGATTATAATTCCTGCAAACACTAAAGAACTTAGTGCTTTGTCTTCGTTAAACTCTTCTCTAGAACTTCTTATTATTTGTCTTTCTCTTATGAGAGCATCTATGTTAGTTCTTTCAACTACTCTAAACCACTCTCCATTACCTGCAGTTTTAAGTGCATCAATAACAAGTAAATCTGCACCCTGTGTTACTGCAGTAGAGAAGTCTGAGAAGTTATCTCTACTTTTTCTTTGTCCTGTCTTATCTGCAAATCCATAAACTGCAACTACTACGGGTTTATCATTACTTGGACCTGGTACGTTTTTTAATTCTACTGTTGATGGCAATTTTTCTACAGTTGCACTTTCTCTACATGCTAATTGGTCATCATCGCAATCTATACGAGAATAAGAAGGTATACTTGCACAACTTGATAGAACTAGGCATAAAAGTCCTATCAACAAAAATATTTTCACTAGAATGCTCCACTACCTACTGGTACATCTAACGTTGTTATTGTTCCATCATCACCTGTTATAGTGATTCTAATTACATCAATACCATCTTCACCACAACCAGTGCATAAATCATATGCAACTGTATTACCAAGCATATCAAAGAAACCTGATATTTCACCTTCATTTGTTCCATCACCAAACATTTGGTCAACTAATTGTTTTGATATTTGAGCATAAATTCTTGATTCTAAGTTTCTAAGGAATTTAGCATGGGTTGTACTTTCTGATTCACGTTCTGCTTTTGCAATTGCAGATTCAATGTCTTCTTGAATCTTATCTCTACGAGACTTCTGTTGGTTTTCTATAGTCAAATAATGCGAACTAGTTCCGATACCACTAAATGATGGTGATTTAAATTTATGAACTATTTGGTCTGCAAATACATTACTTACGAGTAGACTTGCGACTAGTACTAATTTTTTCATCTTGTTTTCCTTCTTTTTTTAACTCTTGTTGTTTTCTGTATTCTACTACAGTATTTACTTTCTGTTGTAATCTAATTAAATCATTATCTAACATTCTTATTTGGTCGAGAAGATTGATTAGCATTTTATGTGATGCACTAATTGTTGGTTTCAACTTCTTAGTCACATACTGCCATACATACCAGATAAAATATCCCATACCAAAAGTCATTAGAACAGGATATCCTAATTCGTTGATAATTAAAACTATTTGGTCAATGTTCACTAGTCTCGTCTCGCATCAATTTTACCGTCTTCCATAAAATTTTCTGCACGAGCAACCCTGTCTATATCGGGTCTTAGTTCTAATGCCTCACTAACGATTAAATCAATTTTAATCATGTCGTTGTTCATTTGACGAACTCTAGATTCTAAACCACTCATAATGTTTGTAAGTCCTTGTACAGAACCTGCAACACCATCAAGAATGTATTTTAATGTCAAAAAGATAAAGAATCCCATAACGATAGCAGAACCTATCGGGATACCCACCTCCATTAATAATTTCACTACAGTTGTCATACACTCCTATTTATAAGAAAATCGACTTATAATAAGCATATATAATGAAATAATGGTTGACATTCGTTGTTTTACCATGTATAATTTTGTTACTATAAATTTGGAGTAATATAATGAAAAGATTATTAATCTTATTAGCATTGATATCTGCGCCAGTATTTTCTGCAGAAAACTGGGATAGAACACAACTAAACTTAAAATTGCAAAAGAATGACTGGTCTATTAAATATAGAGAGTATGTTGCAGGTTTAGATAGTGATGGTGAAGTTGATAAATTTCACTGGCAAATGTCGTACAAATATGATAATTGGAGATTTGATTATCAATATTGGGAAAAAGATGGTAAAGTTGAACTTAGACCTAGATTTCAAGTAAAACTATTTAAACAAGAAAATGGTTTTTACTTTAGACCTAGGGTAGAGTATCGTGACAGAAGAGGCAAAGAAGAGTACTTTAGAGTCTGGACAACATTAGGTTGGGATGGCAACTATAGTTGTAACTCTGCACTTTTGTGTGTTGCACCTGCTATTCAATTTAGTCCTAGATTTGCATTTGATAAAGACCTTAAAAAAGGTGGTACTGACAATGGAGAACTAGAAGATATTCAAATGAGATTTCAAGTTAAAATCAAACCTAATGGTAGTAAAAAGATTACTATAAAACCTGGTTTTTGGTATGTAATGGATAATGATTACAATACAAAAAATCTTTATGCGACATTTCAATTAGATGTCAAATTCTAAATATCAAATATTTGATGATTTTCTTGACGACCCAGATGAAGTCTTAGAGTTTTCTAAGAGTTCTAATTATTATACTGCAAAACAATATGCAGAATATAATAAAAGCGAATCCATTGGTAAATGGCCAGGACTTCGAACTAAGAATCTTATGTTCGAACTTCCTGAGGTCGTCAATAAAATACAAAACATGTTTGATGTAAAAGTTGGTTGGATTACTTTTTACAAACATTTACTAGAACAAAACATATCTGCACCCATGCCACATATTGATAAAGCATGGGATTTTTCGGGTGTCATTTATCTAGAAGGTAATGGTGGTACTTGGATAGATGGTGACGAAGTCCCATTCAAATACAATCGTGCAGTTTGTTTCAATGCAAACGTACCACATCACCCACTTCACGGTAATACAGATAGAACTGTAATTACATTCTTTTCTTGGTTTAAATAAGCGACATATTCTGTCGTAGCATTACACTTATTTTAATTACAAGTATTGACAATTCTTGTCTGACCCTGTAAAATACTTGTATTAAGAATGAGAAAAGAGGTAAAAATGCAAAATGATAAATTTATTGAAAAGGTAAAAGATTACCTTTATGGTTCAAATGCAATAGGTTACGAAAATAGTGAATATACTTTCCACTGGGATTACGATGAAAATGTAAAAGAAGTAGAAATCACCGATGAAAAATTAGCAGAAGAATTAGGTGAGTCTTTGCCTTGGGTCAGAGGTTATGTTGACTTTAGAAAAAATGACTTCAAGAAAGGTATAAACATAAAATTTCAGAAAAAACAGGTATTTGTTCCTTACGAAGACTTTATTGAAAAACGAGTAAAAGTTTGGTTAGATGGTTATCAAACAAATTACAGTCGTGATGGTTATTTTTCTGACCCATTGTGTGAGAATTTTGAATATTGGAATTTTAACTTTCAACCAGAGGTAGAAAAATTTCAATTAATATGAAAAAAAGAGTTGACAATTATTGTTTGACTTGTTATAATAACAACATAAATTAATAAACAGAGAGGTAAAATGTTAAGTAAAACTTTAATAAAAGAACTGTCAAAGATTCAGACACCTGAACAATTGGCAGAAGTCTACAATTTCGGTAAAAATATTTTAGACACTCTTGCGAAAGCAAGTTTTCAAGAAGGTGACGGCGTGTTCGTTGTTCAAAAAACTAAAAAAACTTTTGGTACAATCATTGAGATTAAACAAAAGAAAGCAATTATTCAAATGAGAGGTTCACAATACAGAGTTCCTCTTTCAATGCTTGAAAAAGCAGATATCTAATATAAGAGAGGTATATATGAAACAAAATATTAATTACGAAGTATCCGAAGATACGAGTAATATCGGCGGTACTTGTCTTCAAGCATCATTTAGTGAAATGGGTATCAAACCAATGACATTCAAAGAATTAGTTGGTGTATTTGGTGCTCCCACTGACATTATGTTTGGCGATGAAAAAAGTGAGTACACTTGGGCAATTGAAGGTAAAAGAGAATTCTTCAACGAAGAATTACAATGCGATGATTTTGAAACTTTTCAGTTCACTATCTACGATTGGAAAGAAAGTCTTTATGGACCTCAGTCTTTAGAGACCATGCCTGTAGATTGGCATGTTGGCGGTTTCGACTACAACTCAAGTGTAGATTACGCATACAGAATTTTGGTTAAAGAAATTCAACCAGAATATAATTTTAACGAACTACCCGAGACTATTTCTTGGGTGCAATCATAAAGGAGGTTATATGGTAGCGGCAGTTGAAAGTATGGCATATGCAGGAGAAGTTCCTTGGCATGGCCTTGGTACGAAAGTCAGTGATGATTTGAGTCCCAACCAGATAATGGTAAAAGCAGGACTTGATTGGCAAGTCAATAAGGTGCCAACTTATGCAAGAGTTGGTGAAATAGAAGTTCCTACTGGTCAAGAAGCACTAGTAAGAAGTTCTGATAACAAAGTTCTTACTCAAGTTGGTAAGAATTGGTACCCAGTACAAAACGAAGAGGCATTTGAATTCTTCTCAGAGTACTGTTTAGCAGGTGACATGAGTATGGAAACTGCTGGTTCATTACGTGATGGTAAAATGGTTTGGGGACTTGCAAAAGTCAAAGAGTCATTTGACATTGGTAAAAATGACCAGGTAGATTCGTACTTATTATTTGCAAACCCACACGAGTATGGAAAGTCTATTGATATTAGATTTACTCCAATCAGAGTTGTTTGCAATAATACTTTAAGTATGGCATTAGCATCTGTTAAAAACCAGGGTGCAAAATTGAACCACAGAAAAGTGTTTGATGCTGACCACGTGAAAGAGACTATGGGTCTTGCAAGTGAGAAGTTTTCTCAATACAAAGATGTGGCACAATTTCTTGCAAGTAAAAACTTTAGTGCGAAAGCATTAGTTCAATACTACAATGAAGTGTTCCCTAGAACTTACCAAGGTAAAAAACCTGTGACAGTTGAAAAGTTTGAAGACTTATCTACTACAGGTCAAGATGCATACTCAGTTCTTGAGACCCAACCGGGTGCTGAAATGGGTGCAGGAACTTGGTGGCAGGCACTTAACTCAGTTACTTATCTTACAGACCACAAGATGGGTAGAGAGGCAGATTCGAGAATGGCATCTGCATGGTTTGGTAGAAACCAAACTAGAAAGATTAAAGCAGTCGAGAAGGCAGTAGAATACGCCGAAGCGGCATAATCTTTTCAAACGAGGAAAGTCAACTTTAGGGTTGACTTTTCTTGTATATATAAGTATAATGTAGGCAAGATTAATGATTAATTGGTTCAAAAAGTTATTCTCAAAACAAGAAGAAAAAGAAGAATGTCATTACGAACTTTGGATTAAAGAACAAGAAGATGAACATTATTTGCAAAAACGAAAAGATTCAAAACAAAGCAGTAGACCTAGTAAAACAACTCAAGATTGATGACAAAGACGTAATCGTTTCGATTAGAAAATTACCAAAAAACATTTCATTACAAAATACTAAAGGGTATATTGAGTTTGATGAACAATTAGAACATTTAGATATCTACATTAGATACGATGAAGAAAAATATATCACACTTGCACATGAGTTAATTCATGCACAACAATTGTTGACGAAAGGTGAGATAGATGAAGACGATGCTTATGAAAGAGAAACAAAATTTTAAACACGTTCCAGTAGAACTAACTGAAATGGATGCGGTTACGACAGATGAAGGTCGTAAGTATCACACACCCGAAGGCATAGACTTACCATCGATTACTACAGTATTATCGATACTTAGCAGAGATAGTATTGCAAAGTGGCGTAAAAGAGTCGGTGAAGTAGAAGCAAATAAGATATCAACTCGTGCGGCGAATCGTGGTACTGCAGTTCATACAGTTTGCGAAAAGTATCTAGACAATGATGCTGACTATCTAGATGGCGTAATGCCAAACAATATAGAAACGTTTCAAAAGATAAGACCTATTCTAGATGAAAACATAAACAATATTCATGCTCAAGAGGCACCACTTTATTCTAATTATCTAGGTGTTGCTGGTAGAGTTGATTGTGTTGCAGAATGGCAGGGCAAACTATCTATTATTGATTTCAAAACAAGTCGTAAGTTTAAAAAGAAACAGTGGTGTCACAACTACTTTATGCAAGAATCTGCATATGCGATTATGTGGGAAGAACGAACACAAATACCTATCACTCAACTCGTAACTCTTATTGCAGTTGATGATAGAGACCCAATTGTATACATTGAGCATAGAGACAATTGGGTCACACCACTTAAATCAGTAATTACTCAATGGAACGAAGAAAATACTAGTATAAAATTTTAACTATTATAAATAGTAGTTATGCAACCATTACTAGAAGCAAAATTAAAAGCAGAAGATTACGAAGCGGCAATAGTTATGGGTTTTTATACTGTAACTAAAAGAGTAATGGAATCTACAGAAAACTATGGCATTAAACAAAGTCTTTATGATAAAATAGAAAATACTCCAAGTGCCAAAAAAGCAGGTGAATTAATTGCGACAAAAATACTAAAAGATTACCCACAACTAAAGAATAAAAAAGCAGAAGTATTTGGTAGAGCAAAATCTAATTTAACAGATTTTTGGAAATCATATGGTGGTTCAGACACTACACCAAAAACAGATATAAAAATAGGTGATAAAAACTTTTCAGTTAAAATAGGTTTAGCACAATTAATGTCTGGTGGTAAAGCAGAATCAACTGCAACGTTTCAAGCGGCAGTCAAGAATTCTAATCCAGATTTAGTAAAAAGTCCTCAGTATAAAAAAACAACTCAAGTATTAGAAGGTTTTGTAAAGAATACATTAGCACCATCACAACTTAGACCTTTGATTAAATCTGGCACAGATAAAGTTGTTAATGCCGCGGAAAAAGCACACAAAGATTGTATGTCTGAACTTGGTAAATTATTTAATGAATCAGAGTCATTCAAAGTAGAATTTGCCAAAGAAGCAATGTCTGGTTATGAAAAGTTTGGTAAAAATAGTCCAGCATCTGCAGATTTAATGCTGGTTGCTACTGCTGACGGTGGTAAAACAGTAATTCAAGATGTTAATGACGATGCTTATTGTTTAAAAATAGCAAACGCAATGAGACTTCAAGCAAGATTTAAAACATCATCAAGAAAAATAAAAGGTGTAAAAACAGGAGAATATAATTATTGGTCAGTTGTATCTTTAATAGTAAATTCTATGTCAGAAGAATTAGAATCAGGCGAAAAAGAAATGTTGATTGAAATCAATATATTAAATAAAGTTAAATCATTTGTAAGTAAAACATGGAATAAAGTTACAAACTTTTTTAAAAAAGGTTTGAGACAACTTACATCTTTTCTTGGTGCAATACCAGATATTAGAGTAAAAAGAAATGTTAAGTTTTAATGAACACATAGCAGAAGTTGAAGAAGGTGTTAATGACCCTGCAATCTTCAAAGCAATCTTTCTTGCTGGTGGACCAGGTAGTGGTAAATCATTTATTGTTGGTAAAACAGGACTTACATCTTTAGGGTTTAAAGTTGTAAATTCTGATACTGCATTTGAACGTGCAATGAATCAAGCAGGTATGGAAATGAACCCTGATAATATTTTTTCTGTTGGTGGTCAACAAATGAGAGGTAAAGCAAAAGAGTTGACTGCAAAACAACAAATGTTATATATGAAAGGCAGACTTGGTTTAGTTATTGATGGTACTGGACGTGATGCAGATAAAATAATTAGACAGAATGAAAAACTAAAAGAACTAGGTTATTCTACTGCAATGATATTTGTCAATACAGACAAAGAAACTGCTTTACGTAGAAATATGGAAAGAGCAAGAAGACTAGACCCGAAAGAAGTTGCAAAGATGTGGGATAACGTTCAAAGAAATGTTGGTAAGTATCAAAGAGCATTTAAAAGTAGATTAACAATAGTTGACAACTCAGATGGAAAAGACTATAATAAAGAAACAACTAGAGCATTTAGAATAATGAAACAATTTGCAGAGAAGAAACCTATGAATCCGATTGCACAAAAGTGGATAAAGACTCAGAAAGAAGAGACGAACCCTAGAATACCTAGAAAGAAAGGTCAACCTGCTAATTCTAAGAAACATTCTGATTTATATACAGATGAAAATCCTAGAGGTACAATACACGGATTGGGTTTCAAAGATGTTGAAACTGCACGAGCAAGTATTAAAAAGATAGAAAACTCTGGTAAAAAACATGCACATAAAATACAGGCGGCAGTTGCTATGGAACAACGTGCAAGAGAAATGGGTAAAACTGCAGAAGCGGCCATCTATCGTACATATATTAATAAGATGAAAAAGAAAACAAAAGAAATGAACAAAGAAGATTACATGGAGTATCACCCAAAGAACAATAAAAAGTATCGTAAGTTGACACCATTTCAAACAGAATCTTACAAAAGTCTTTTTCTACCAGAAGAAAAGAATACACATATGACACATATAGAAGATAAAGTTCTGTATGGTGGAGTCAAAGGTACAAGAGAGGCAATCAATGCCTTGAGAAGTATACGTGATATGTTAGCAGGTAAATCATCAACTAAGATGTCAGTTAAGTGGGATGGTGCACCAGCAATCTTCTGTGGTGAAGACCCAAGTGATGGTAAGTTCTTTGTTGCTAAGAAAGGTATCTTTGCTAAGAATCCGAAAGTATACAAATCAAATGCTGATATTGATGCTGATACTTCAGGAGATTTAGCAGAGAAATTAAAACTTGCATTGAAGCATTTAAAGAATCTTGGTATTAAAGATGTCATACAAGGTGACTTCTTGTACTCAAAACAAGACTTAAGTAAAACTAAAATAGATGGTAAGCAGTATATTACATTTCACCCAAACACAATTGTCTATGCAGTAGAGGCAGGCACAGAAGCGGCCAAACGTATTACTAAGTCACAGATTGGCATAGTTTGGCATACAACATATAAAGGTAAAGACTTTGCATCGATGAAAGCATCATATGGTGTGAAAAAGATACCATCTTCTCCAGCAGTTTGGTCGCAAGATGCAGAACTAAGTGGCGCTGGTGAGGCAACAATGAATGAAAAAGAAACTAAAGAAGTTACAAGTTATTTAAGTACTGCTGGTTTTCTATTCAATAAAGTCGCTGGTGATACACTCAGAGAACTAGAAAAGAATCCAGAACTTGCACAATTAATCGAACAATACAACAATACTTTTGTTAGAGCAGGGCAAATGTTACCAGATAGTAAGAAACATACTGCAAGATTGATACGTTGGATAGAGAATAAGTATAAAAAAGAAATGGACAAACGTAAAACTGCAAAAGGAAAACAAACACAACAAGACAAGTTAGACACAATTTTAAAGTTCTTTTCGCCACAAAATAGAGTTTCGCTTGTTAATATGTTTGATTTACAGAAGAATATAGTTCTCGCAAAACTAAAACTTATAAATAGATTAAACAACATTAGTAATATTGATGCATTTGTGAAAACACCGAAAGGTTATAAAACTACTGGTGCAGAAGGATATGTTGCTATTGATAAATTAGGTGGTGGCGCAGTTAAGTTAGTTGATAGATTAGAATTCTCTTACAACAACTTTTCTCCAAATATATTGAAAGGATGGGATAAACCGAGGTAAAATGAAATCATTTAAAGAGTTCACAACTACAGACGAAGCAATGACTGTTCAACAAAGGTTGAAAAGGTCTCGTCAATTCAAAAAAATCAAGGCAAAAATCGCAATGGGTCGAAAGAAAGCGGCCCGTAAAATAGCATCACCTGAGAAACTAAAGAAACGTGCATTGAAAAAAGCACGTCTAAAGTTCTTTAAGAAAATAACTAAAGGTCAAGCACCACAAGATATATCTCTTGCTCGAAGAAATGAGATAGAGAAAAAACTTGATAAGATGAAACCTAAGATTCAAAAGTTTGCTAGGAAGATTTTACCACAAGTAAGGAAAGATGAATTAGCAAAGAAAAAGAAATCTAAAGAAAACAAATAATATATCATGGCAATCAAAAACTTTTCACAATATTTAATTGAAGCAGAAAGAGAGGTGTTCTTCACATTTGGTAGAATGAATCCACCCACTATCGGACATGGTAAAGTTCTAGAAACGTTAGCAAAGAAATCTGGTAGAAATGACTATAAAGTTTTTACCTCACAAGTATCTAATCCAAAGAAAGACCCACTATCTTACTCAGATAAAATAAAACATATGCGAAAAATGTTTCCAAAACATGGCAGAAGTATCATTATTAATAAAAAGATAAGAACTGCCTTTGATGCGGTGACAGAACTATATGACCAAGGATATCGTAAAGTAAATATGATTGTTGGTTCTGATAGAGTTAGAGAGTTTGATACACTATTGAAAAAGTACAATGGTGTAAAAGGTAGACATGGTTTCTATAACTTTGAGTCAATCAATGTGTTATCTGCAGGTGAACGTGACCCAGATGCTGAAGGAGTTGCTGGTATGTCTGCATCAAAACAAAGAGCAAATGCTCAAGAAAATGATTATACTGCATTCTCTCAAGGTGTACCAAAGAATATGAATGATAAAGATACTCGTAAGTTATTTAACGATGTTCGTAAAGGTATGGGACTTAAAGAAGAGAAAAAGTTCAAACGTCATGTTGACCTTGGTAAATTAAACGAACTTCGAGAAAACTATGTCAAAGGTAGTCTTTATGAAATAGGCGATACTGTTGTTATCAAAGAATCAGAAGAAGTTGGTATTATTACAGTATTAGGTTCTAATTATGTTATTATTGAAACAAATGATAAGAAAAAAGTACGTAAATGGTTAGATGCGATAGAACTTGTTGAAAAGAAACTAACACCAGCAGAACTTAAGAAAAGAGAAGAGATTGCTAAAGCAATAGAAAAAGATAACCCTAAAATGCCTATGGATAAGAAAATGGCAATTGCTACTGCTACTGCTAAACGTGTTGCAGAAAAGATTGTCGATGATGTTTCTACTATCATAGAAAAAGAAAAAGAAAAGGCAAGAGTTGCTCAAGATAAAGATGTCAAAGACAAGAAAGGTTCGCAACCATCTGTTTACTATAAAGGCGTAGCAAAGAAAACAAAAAGTTCTAGAGCATCACATTTTGCTAAACATGGTAAGATGGACGATGATAATCCAGCGGCATACAAAGATGCACCTGGGGATAAAAAAGCAAGAAAGAAAGGAACGAAACTTAGTAAACACACAAAATCATACAGACAAATGTTTGGAGATGACTAATAGTATAAATAGAAACATGATATCTTTTAAAGAATATGCAGAAATAGAAGAAAGTTCGACTAAAGGTCTTCAAAACAAGGCATCAAAGTCTGGATTTGCATATAAAACTTTAAAAAAAGTATTCGATAGAGGTGTTGCCGCATGGAGAACTGGTCACAGACCAGGGACAACTCCAGCACAATGGGGTATGGCGAGAGTTAATGCCTTTATTACTAAGAAAAAGAAAGGTATTAAATTAAATCACGACCAAGATTTAGGTTAGGAGAAAAACATGGCAAGATATATTCAAGTATTAGGTACAGAGGCCGCTTGTGGTACATCGACTGGAAATGGTAGTAATTTTGGTAATGCAGGATTAGTTCGCCTTCTCAATAGCACTGGTACTGCAAGATTAGTTACAGTTGAAACTTCTGCAAACGTCACTATCGGAACTTTTACACTTGCTGGTAACCAAGAGATATACGTAAGAAAAGGTAAAACAGACGAGATATTTGCCGCGGCAACTACAGTTCTTGGAGTTTCAGTAGCATTTAGATAGGAGTATCAATGAAGTTCAGAGACATATCTGAAAGAGTTAAAGGTGGTAAGTTAGACCCATTGTCTAAAATGGGAAAACAAAAACTTACTGGGCAAGAAGTTGCAAGGTATTATAAAGATAATCCCAAAGCAAAACAGGCCGCTAGAGATAAAACAGTTAAAAAAGCAATCGAACTTGCTCTTGATTTAGGTGGCGCTCAATCGTATGCAATAAAAGAAATAGAAAAACTTAAAAGAGGTCTTTCAAAAATGCCTGTTGTTCAACAAGCACTTAGAACTGCAAACGAAGAAATGACAAGTACATCTTCTGTTGCAATGCCTGAAATACCTTTAGGTCGTAAACACAAAGTAATGAAAAGAAAAGAACTTGACGAAGTTACAAGACAAGAAGTTGATGCGATGAAAAAAGTTTCTAAAGACATGCAAAAAGTCTTAGTATCTTATCAGAAGGTTGCAAACATAGGTGATAAAGAACTCAAGAATACAATTCATAACAAAGATTACGAAAAAGTTTTAGATGCAAGAAATACAATCCTTAAGAAGATTGGAACTCTTAATACCAAAATGTTATTGCAAAAAGAAGCAGTACTTGGACACGATTTTGGTACTAACCCATTCTCTAAAAAAGAAGCAGAACAGGCGAAAAAACTTGCTAGACAATATAGTGTAAAAGTAAAACCGCACAGAAACCCTAAGAGCAAAAATCATCTAGAGTTTCATGGTGGCACACGTAATTTACAAGCATTCTACAGAAATTTACAAATGATAATGAACGAAAGTCTTGAAGAAAACAAAGAAAAGTTATCACCAGCAAAGGCGCAATATAAGAAATTTAATATAATAAGAACCAAACTCTATAGGTTTGTGAAGGCAAAAACTAAAGCACATAAATTTGCAATTGATGACCTAATGTTAATGACTTCTCCTAAAGTTATTGAAGGAATGTACAAACAAAATCCTCGAGGTTTTACAAGAATGATGGATAAGATGTACCCCAACGAAAGAGAAAAAATGACCAAAATGGATTTTACTGTTCTGGGTGACTTTATTGATGCTAGAGGTAAAGTGATAAAAGGACAAGGAGACAAAGTAGATGAAAGTACTTCACTTAATGAAGAGACAATACTTTACCGAGTTAAAGATATCAAAAAACCTGAACTGGACAAGTTTAAATCGTCTGCAAGGTTAATGAAGTTAAAAATAAACATTAAACAAAGTCCTAGAGGTAAAGAAACTATTATAAGACTGGAAGGTGGTAAGAAACAGATAAGAGATTTTGATGCAGTAGCAAGAGGTAAATCATCTTACGGAGACCCTTCTTTAGCAATGAAAGAAGAGTTTGACTTGAATGAAGAGTCTGCAACTATGAAGAAAGTTCGTCAAGTAGTTAAGAAGAAAGGCATGATGAACATTGATGGCATGAAACTTGACCTGACCACTGCAAGTATGATAGCATCTGTATATGACAAAGTTAATCCACAGAACAAAAAAAGAATGGACTCACTTAAATTACCACAACTTGTTAATCTTACAATGAAAGTTGCTGGTAAAGGCAAAATGAAAAAAGAAGATGCAGTTGAAAGAGCAAAAGAACTTGCTGACTTAAAAGCAAAACATAAAAGAGAAGTAGAGCAAGAAAAAGACGAAATTGCCGCAACTAAACAAACTAACGAATCTTTGTGGAGAAACATACACAACAAGAGAAAAAGTGGTAAGAAGATGCGAAAACCTGGTGAGAAAGGCGCACCTACGGCACAAGATTTTAAAAATGCTAGAGGTGAAGCAGTATCACCTGCACAACAGGCCGCAATCGCAATCTCTAAAAAAGAAAGAGGCGAGAAACCTAAGAATGAATGTGCAGATGAAAAAGACTTTAAACCACATAAAATGTATAAGGGTGATAAAGAAGTCATGGCAAATACATATGCTGACCATGTGAAGTATGACAAAATGGGTTACACTCACGAGAAACCTAAGAAAGAGGCATTAGATGCCAAAGACAAACCATTTGTCAAAGACTTAGTTAAAAAGTTAAGAGGTGGTTCTAAAACTCATGCAAAACAGGCAGATGATTTAGAAAAAGCAATGAATACAGAATCTATGTCTCGTGCAAGACGTGATGCAATGAGAGATATGGGCACACGTAAAGACAGAGACGATGATGGTAACCCTGTAGCAACTGCAGATGACAGAAAGGCCGCAGATAAAAATGTTGTTATGCAAATAAGAAGAGTTACAGATTTAAGTAAACCTGCACAAATAGAATTACGAAATGGTAAAAAAGTAATGCTGAAACCAGCAGATGCTAAAATGATGATGAAAAAGTTTGATGCAATTCGTAAACCACAAGACAGACTTAAAGTTCAAAATGCAATGAACGATAAGAAAATGACAGTTCAAGGTTTAAAAAGATTACTCGGAAAATAAAATGAAAACTTTTGCTCAACACAGTAAAGAACTTGAAGAAGCACCACTGATTCAAGACCAAATACCTGCAGTAAAATCTATGGCAACTAAATTAGTAAATCTATTAACAAAAGAAAACTCTAAAAGAAGAATTCAACTAATGACTCAAGTAGGAAGAGCAGTTGGTATTAAAGTAAAAGAATTACCGAATGGGAAAATAGAATTACGTTAAGAATAAATACTTTTCGTGAAGCGACATAAATTATTAAATATACATTATTTAGGTGGAAATGGTGGCGAGTTTTTAGCATCATATCTACAACACCACCGTGAATTCAATCAACACGAAACTGACCAAATGGATAGTATTACTAAATACGAATTCAAAAGAGACAGATTCGACCATGCATCACATATCTATTTAGGTTTAGGTACTCACAAATGTCTTGCTCATTATAGTCCTAGAAAATTTCTTCAAGAACTTTGGAAAACTTCAAACGATAAATGGACATTACGTATTGACCATGGTTATGGATATACAGTACAAGAAGAACAATGGATAAAAGGATTGTATGAAGATTGGAATGTATCTAAGACTATTATTTTAAATACAACAGAACTTGAAGGTTCAAAGTTTTGTCGAGACTTAGCACAAATAAAAGTTTTTGGTAAAGGCACTCATACTATGTCTGAAACTGCAGAATTTAATCAACCAAAAGCATATGCAGTTAATAGATTAGCACCACTACTTCAAGAGTTTAGTGGTTTTGATTTAGGCGATATCTGGGAAACTCCATTAGAATTCAATGAATTTGCTACACAACGATATAAAGACTTGATACCAGAACCTCATGACTGGTTGCATGTAGACCCAATGAGACTACTTCATACGAAAGATGAACAAGAAAGAGAAGAACAATTAATAAGAATTTTTGATTATTTAGGGTTTGATTATTCAATAGTTGATTTAGGTATGTTATTATGTGAAAAATACATGCAAGATAATATAAAATTACATAAAAAAAGAGGTTTTTCCTAATAAGACTTAAGGTCTAGAAAGTAATTTGTATAAATAAAAGTATAATTTTACTATAATGGGAAAATATGGCCGTAAGGGAAACACAATCTACTCGATTGGATAGAATCGAAGATAAAATCGACAAACTATCTGATGCTATAATCTCACTTGCAAGAGTAGAAGAGAAGATTGCCAGTATGGAAAAACAGTTAGAAAATGGGCATGATAGAATGAATAATCATGGCATAAAACTTGATGCAATAGAGTCTCAAGTTACCTCAAATGCTCAAACTGTTTCAGTAATACATCGTGTTTTTTGGATAGTAATAGTTTCTTGTGCAACAGTTGTTGCTAGTGTAGTAGGCAACATGCTTTGGGGATAAAAAATGGTAGACGTAAACAAAAATATTAAAAATGCATACTTAAGTATGTATGAACAAAAAGAAGAAGTTCTTGATGAAACAAACAAGAACGATAAGTCAGACGATGGCGATGGGTTAGATGCAGTTCAACCTAAAGCAGTTAAGAAAAAGTTTGACGATAGAAAAGACAAAGACATTGATAACGATGGCGATGTTGATTCTTCTGACAAATATCTCCACAAAAGAAGAAAAGCAGTATCTAAAGAAATCGAAAAAGAAGGTAATGCATTTAGTAAAGCATTGATGGCCGCTAAAGAGAAAGGTGAGAAAACATTTAAAGTTGGCGACAAAGAATACAATGTTCAATCAGAACTAAACAAACTTCAAAAAGAATCATTTACTTTAGATGACATTCGTGAAATGTGTCACTCTAAAGACCACGATTGTGCAACTTACGTTGACCACCCAGAGTTTGGTCTTGGTAAACCAGTATATGAATCTCATGCGATACCAAACGATGACGGTTCTGTTGACTGGTATGACGTTGAGTTTGCTCATGGTATCGAAAGAGAAGTTCCTGCAGAAGACATGCAAATTCTTCAAACAGAAGCACACAAAGAAAAAGTCCACAAAGATGATGAAAAAATGATTAAGAGTCAAAAGAAAAAAATGAAAGAAGAGGACGAAGAAGAAGAAGAACCAAAAATGATGGACTCAGATGAAAACCCAATGAAGAAGAAAAAGAAAGTCATGGTGCCTGATGCAGACAAACCTAGCGAAGATGATGCAGAAGAAGACAAACCAAAAGTTGGTGTAGAAAAACCTGAAGACAAAAAGAAAAAGAAAACTTCTGGTAATTCTGGTGAGAAAGAAGCAGAAATCTCTAAAATTGGCGAACAAGTATCAGAGTTCACTAATCTTTTAAATGAACTAATGGCAGTTGATGCAGTTGGTAAAAAGAAAAAAGATAAAGATGGTTCTGAACCAGACGAAAGAGACGAGAACAACCCAGAAGGTGAAAAAGACTTTGTAGATGCACATGGTAAAAAAGATGTAGTCGTTGATGGTGAGAAAGCAATAGACGATACTTCTAAAACTGCTAAAGACACTAAACAAGGTAAACACGTCAAACAACAACAAGCAAAAGGCGACTCTAAACCTATTAAATCTACCGAAGCACCTGTTAAAGGTGAAAAAGAACCTAAAGAAGGTGAAGGTAAGAAATCAGTTAAAACTGAAAATACTCTTATGGACTTAGCACTTAAGGCATTATCAGGTAAAAACATTCCTGAAATGAAGAAGATAGTTGCTAGTGCTAAAGAAGAAAATAAGAACCCTTTTG